GATTTGCTCATGCGCCTTGGTTGGGCGGTCGGTCACGCTTTCTGGCATGCAGTTCTTTTTGTGCCAGATAATTTCGCTTCTGAGATACCACCCGTCGGCTCGAAGCGCGAAGGCTAGCATCCAGGGCACCCCAATCAAATCCTTTGGCTTTAACCACGGCACAGACCGGGAGCCAACAGCGTGGCTGCCGCGATTTGTCTCCTGCTTCCAACCCACTGTGTCATTTCGGCCTTCAACCGATTGGACGCGCTGTCCCGGCTGGGATGAATAGCTATCACCTAAATTCACCCAAAGCACCGCATCATGCCTCAGCACGCGGCGCACCTCGCGGAAGACGGCGACCAGTTTGGCTATGTATTCTTCGGGTGTCTTTTCGAGGCCCAGTTGGTGCTCGGCCACGCCCGGGATCTTGCCGGTGCCCTGGCAGTGCGGGCAATCAGGGTCAGGCTCTTTTTTGCAGCGCGGATCGGTGGGGCTGGACTGGCCGGAAGCGCCGGGGACCTTGGTGCGGCACCATTCGAGCGACGATTCGCTCGTGTGGCGTTGCTGGGCGCAGGAGCAGGCGGAGTAATCGCGCAGGCCGTAATAGGGCGGCGAAGTCACGGCGCATTGAACACTGTTGTCGGGCAGCGTCTTTAGCATGGCCAGGGCCTCGCCGTGCAGGATAGTCAATGGTTCACGCTTGTGGTCACGGCCTGGCATTGCGACTTTTATCCTTCCAATAATCCGACTGCTGATTGTAGTCGGTCAGGTCCATCGGCGTCCACGGCTGGGGGGCGTCGGCCACGCGCGGCAGCATGACTTCGATCTTCGGGCGTTTATTCACCCATTGGTACTCGCGCACCGGGCGCTCCGGATTGATGCGCTCGATCTTGCCGGCGACGACGTGGGCGCGGATGTATTTGTGGACGATCTGGACCAGGTAAGTGCGCGGGTGTTTCTTGCCGTGGAGCCGCACCAGCTCGTCGATCACGCGCTGGGCGGTGAAGGGCGAGAGGGCCTGCATCAAGGCCGGGATCTGGAGGGTTTTGCGCGGCATGGTTTTCAACTCGGCAACTTTGCGGAGTTATGGTCGGGTTTGTCAAGGACTTTGACTAAGACGACGCGCTGGTTGACGTGGTGGACTTCGAGGTTTGGGTAGTATTTGCGGCGGTGACGGGACAGGCGGTACCAGATGGCGCTGGTGCTGAGCCCGGTGCGGATGGCTTCCAGCACGCACCATTGCTTCATCGGCATGCTGCCGTCACCTTTCTGGCGCAGATAATTCAGCCGGGTCGAGATGTTGAGGGCGTTGAGCCAGGCGCTCTGCTCTGCCTCTTCGAGCGGTTTAAGCATCTGGCGCGCGGCGTCCAAGGCTTGGCGGGCTATTTTTAGCCGCTCATTAGCCTCTATCTGGCGGCGCTTGAGGTCCTGAAGTTCGTCTGACATGGCCCTTAGAATGGCATGTGTTCCTGGTTGTGGATCGTTGGCGCCTGTTGGGCGAGCCATTCGTCGGCCTGGGCTTCGGCCAACTGGCGCTCTTCGAGGGTGGCGGGTCGCTGCCCGTTGGTCTGGAGCAGCGTGTACTGCTCGATGCGGCGCAGGTATTCTTCGAATTGTTCGGAGAGGGTCATTCCCATTCCTGTCGGCAGCGGGGGCAGAGGTCGATTTGGCGGGCGCTCTCGCCATTGATTTCCAAAGCCATAAACCACCCCTGATTGTCTTCGACGAGTGATTCAATGGTCGGGCCTGTTACGTGACACTGGTCACACAACACTTCGTGAGTGGCCTTTACGCTCATAAGTTGTGGTCTGGCACGTCGGATAAATCGACGAGGGTTGAGTTGCGGAAAAATCGCGAGGCGATTCGGCGATCAAATTGCTCGCCCCATGCGGTCGGCGCGACGTTTGTCGTCACAAGCGTCCACATCTGCTCCCGGCGCGAGAGCACTTGGCAGAGCTTGTCTATGCCGACCAAGGAAGGATCGTGGCCCGCTCCAAGATCGTCGATAATCAGGAGTGTGGCTTCAAACATATCATCAATCGCGTCCCACCCGCCTTCTTTGAAAACATCCAAGAGCCGCGGCCAGTGCCAGTAGCGATAATCAAGGTAGCTGATGTGGTTTGCTCGTTTCACGAACTGCTTGCCGTGCCCGACAAGGGCAACCCAACGCCGCACAGCTTCAGCACAATGGGTTTTGCCGGTGCCATTTGGGCCGGCCAGAACAAGCAACCGCCCATCCGTCGGGTAGGTCCACATCTCGAAGCAGAATCGGCCAACTTCGCGCTCAAGTTCCTTTAGTTTCGGATGCCGCTCGGTGTTTAGCTTCAAGTGCTTGGCGTTCCAGTTTGCGTTTGGCCCCTTCACCGTAGTCCGAGGGGCTGACAAAGACTCCATCGTTACGCGGATTATGTTTCCGATTTCTTTCATAAGGTTTGTAGTTGCGGGCCTTGTCCAAGGCTTCGGCCCAGTTTTCGAGCAGTCGGAAGAGGGTTTTGGGGAGATCGAACCGGCGATCTTCAGATTTCACAGTGCGGCCAAAGACGAGCATGGTATGCTTTTCGGACTTCCAGTTTGGGCGCTTAATGACCTCCAGGGCGGCCAACTCCTCGGGTTGGGTAGGCCGCTCGCCCTCCGTGCGGTTGTAGAGGTTGAAGCCGAGCTCCTCCAAGAGGTCGGTGACCAATTTGTGCCTCGGGATCGCCTCTGCTTTTGATTCTGATTCTGATTCTGATTCTGATTCTGATTCTGATTGTATCGGGGGTGTCGGGTTTTGTCGGGGGTAATCGGGGGTAATGTCGGGGGTAATCGGGTGACGGTAGCGGCTGTTTGGTCGATTTGGGCGCTTTTGTTTCTCCCACTCGCGCTGATAGTGGCGCCGATCCTCCTTGGTGATCGCGTCGCGGTATTTGAGGAAATTGAGCAGCCTATAGCCGCCCTCGACCTTCTCTACTCGCCGCCCCTCATACTCCTGGCTGCGTGAATCAGGATCTGGGGATTCGAATCGCTCAAGGGCGGCTCGGCACTGTTCGACTGGAATCCTGGCCCTGTCAGCTATACCTGGGATGGCAGCAGCGACATAGCCGGTGCTGTCGGCCATAGCCAATAAGGTTATCCAGAGGATGCGGGCGTAGTTGTCCTCACGCCAGACGGTGGAATCGAGGATGGAAGCAAATAGCTTGGTGTAGCCGCCGGTGACCATGGGAATCCTGAAAGGGCGGGTTCTCCGTCGCCGCGCCCGTAGGGACAGTCGTGGGCAGACAGGACAGGTCTGCCAAAGAGGTTGCCCAACGCGTCAACGGAGAACCCGCAATTTCAAAGTAGGATAGCACAATTCGGATACACGACTGTAATTTCGGGCGCTCACTCTCAAACGTGTCCAGCCAGCGAGCATGAAACAGAGCGTAAATGGGGTGGGTAGCCCATGCCAAGAAAAATCGTAAAAAATTTACTAACAGCAAAGAAGACCGGGCGGGGATTGAGCGGTCCCCGCCCGGCGTGGCGATGGAAGCCAAAGCCAGGAGAACTCTTTTTGTTGGGCCTCCTTTTCGGATGAAGGGCAGTTTCAACTATCATCGCTCCATGAGTGAGACAGCGCTGGGCGCGAGGGTCAAGCAGGTTATGCGGCTTCGGGTTCGGGTTCTCCGTCTTCGCTGCCCTCCGGCTGCCGTCCGACGCGCAGTTCGAACGTGCCTTGCGTGGGGTCGTCGAGGGTGGTCGAGGCTTCGTCGGTGACGGACTGGCTAAAGCGGATCGACACCTTCAGGGCCGGGTCGCTCTTCGAATAGTCGATCACGGCGCCGAAGTTGACTTTGACCGTTTTGTCTTCGGCCTCGTCGCGGAAGGATTCGATCTCGTTTTCGTGTTTGTCCCAGAGGGCGTCCACCATCGCGAGGATGGCGCTCTTGACGGTGTTGGCGGGAGTTTTGGGCGTGGGTCGTGTTTTACGGGCCATGTGCGTTCTTTCTATTTTAGGTTGCGGTTTTGGTTTGGGGATCATTCAAAGAATTCGTGGCTGGCGCGCAGTTCGTGCCCGCCCTGAATCAGTTCCAAGGTGCGGAGTTTACCTAGATACGTGCCGAAGGTGCCGCTGGAACTGGAGATGGCGGCGCGTTCGCCCAGTTCCTCGCGGGTGAGGCTGGATGGATAGACCTCGGCCAGGTTGGCCAGCATGCGACCCGCCCCGGACTGGCCAAGTTCGTTGAGCCAGTAGGCGAGCAGATCCCGCCCTTCGGGTAGCGGCTCGTAGCTGCCCAGGGCGGACTGGCCGGCGGGGGTAATCCGGATCGCATCGGCACCGTCGATCCAGCCGTTGGAGCGAAGATGTCCCAGGTAGGTGCCGAAAGTGCCGCTCTGGCTGCTGAGGCCGGCGCGCACACCAAGCTGCTTCTTGGTCAGGCCCGGGCGCTGGGCCAGGGCGATCAGCATGCGGCGCATGCCGCCGGAGACGGTGCCGTTGGAGGGGGCGGTTGGATGGGTCAGACGAGTAGGACTGGTCGGACGGATAGGACTCGGACGAATTTGGGCTGGTTGCCTGACCGCATCGGAGGCGCGAACCCTGATGTTGACCAGAGACGAGTGCATAGCCTCAAGCACCCTCGCCTGCTCTGTGGACTGGCGCATGGCGTCGCCGCAGGCTTTTTGGACGGTGTTAAGCAAGGCAAGTTCGGCGCGGCCCAAGACCGGAACCTCTAGTCGCTCAACTTCTGGCTGTCGGTCAGCTTGGTCAGCCAGTTTGCGCCGCAAATCGGCGATGGTGCGTTTCAGTTCTGCAGGATCGTTTGCCTTCTGCTCCTCAATGACCTTCGGGATGCTGCTGGCGAGTTTGGCCACGAATTCCGCAGTGTCGGTTGCTTTGGCGCTCTTAAGGACCACTTCCGGAGTGCGGCGGTCGGGGTGGAAAGACCGGCACATCGGCATCTTCTCGCGCGATGGATGGTCAAGGCTTTTACGTGTCCAAACCCAGGCTTCGCCCGATTGCAGTTTCGGCAGCGATGTGGTTACCTCTTTCGCCGTCTCTGGGTCGAGCCGGTCGATCCACTTTTCGACGGCCTCGATCGCGTTCTTGCCAACCTGGCAACCAAGCACCAGCGCCGTGCTGCAATTATCGAGCACGGCCTTGTTGACCTCTTGCGAGCGCTGGTTGATCAACGTGATGCCGACCGAGGCGTTGCCGCCCATGCGCACAAGCTTCTCGACTTCGGCGTAGGTTTCGCCGTCGTAAATCTTCTGAGGAACAAACTCGGCCGCTTCTTCGAGGAACACATGGCAGGCGCCGCCTTCGTTTTCGTAGTGAATGATATGGATGGCGCGCTGCACGATGCGGCGCCAATCAGCCTTACTAAGGGTCTTGTGAAAAAGGTCGATGACCAGAGGCACCCGCTCTCGCAATGAGGCTCGAACAATTTCATCGACGCTCTGCGGAGTTAATGGAAGGTCTGGCGCGTTGCCTCCAGCGACCACAACCTTGTAAGCTTTACCCATCGAATGCTCCGCGGCCACCTTCATCCACCGCCACTTGCCAACTGCATCGAAAACGACGCAATGCACGTCGTGCTCTAAGAGCTGCTCGCAAATCCCTTTGCTGGTCACCGTTTTGCCGGAATCGCGAATCCCAAGGATGGCCGACGCGCCCGTGGCGTAATCAACTAAAGGTATTTCAATCCCGCCAATTTTTATGATTTTCATTGGTTAGTGGGGCACGTCCGCTGGCGGCTGGTAAAATTCGGCCTGGGGGGCGGTTATGGCGGGGCGGGTGGGTGGACCGCCGTTCAGTTCGATCAGGCGCTGCTGGCCGCGCTCGAATCGAGCCAGGAAGAGCAACAACGCTTCGTCGATCTTCTGTTGAATCTCGTCGTCGCGCTCGACGTGGACGAGGACGTGGGGGAACCGCCGGCGGTAGGACATGAACTGCCAGGTCGGTCGGCCCGTCACGTACATGGCGCCGTGGACCTGGGCCAGGTATTTGGACGGCACATCGCCGTCGAGCAGGTACTGGACGTGGGTGTGGGGTTCGGGACACTTTATTTCAATGCCGCTGCCATCCCCGATCAAGCCGTCGGGCGAGCAGCCGATTCGGCCGTCGTCGGTAGTGATGAAGGCCACGCGCTGGATCTCGACCCCGTACTCGAGTTCGTAGAAGGGGATGGCCTGCTCTTCGAGGATCTGGCCGAACTCCATATCGAGGGTGCTGAAACCCATGAGGGGACCGCCCAGCCACCACTCGCCCAGCTTGCGCGCCAGGTAAGTGACGGGCATCTGGCCTTTGCGGATTTCCCAGGTGGGCGAGATCAGGTTGTCGAATTCAGAGGCGGTAGGGATGCCGCTGCGGGCTAGCATCCATTCGAGAGAGTTGGGGGCAAAGTCGGTGCGGATGATCACGTCGTCTTCTCCTTTCGGCGCAGGTTCTGGTCGAGTTCAGGGTAGCGGTCGGCCCGGATCTGCTCGTAGGTGGAAGCGCCGGCGAATTTGAGGAACGCGCGCTCGTCGCTGCCGGTGGCGTGGACGCGGCTCTTGAGGCTCTGGGCCTGTTCGGGGCTGATCAACGCGCCTTCAGCCCGCGGATCGTTGTCGCGCTCGCGCTCGATCACGATGTTGAGGGCGTCGCACAAGGCCAGCCGCTTAGCGTAGGTGCCGGCGGCCCCATCGGCCTGCGTCTCGCTGGCACCGGGCGGGCCCTTGCCGATGCGGACGGCGAATTCGTTGCTCTGCTTGTGGCCGGACGTGTGTTGCAGGGTGCAGATTTTGATCAGGCGCGAATCCTCGTAGCGGGTGGAGAAGGCGATGGTGAAGCCGTGCTTTTGCAGCATGGGGGCTACCTGCTCCATGACATCTTCGTACGGGGCGAAACGGTACCGAACTGTGCCGTCGTTGTTTGGAACCGGGACGGTGGCGCGCACACCCGGCATCTCAGACTGGAGGGCGTTGAAGGCGGCGGCGAAATCTTTCTCCGCATCCTTGGCCTGCATGTGCTCGTAGAGTTTGACGATCTGCTCGACGGCGGCGACGTTCTCGGCCGTCACGCCCTTGGTCAGGACCGCTTGCAGCATGTCGGCCACGTTTGGGGCGCTGCGGGAGAGCGATTGTTCAGGGCGGATGGCGACGGCGGTTTCGGGATCGGATTTTGGCATAGGTTTAAAAAATAAAGTTGTTTCCGTCGATGGAGAATGGAATTCGGATGGCCAAGCCGTTTCGGACGACGAACTGATGATCGACGACGAATTCAAAAAGGGTGCGCTCGATCCGCACATCTTCGATGCAGTAATCGACCAGATCAGCCATCCGGCCTTCTTGGAACATCAGCGGTGCGGTCGCGCCGTTGGCGGTCTTGCGCATTCGGATGGTGTCCCAAGCCACGTCATCAAGTTTGTAACCGCCATGAGTGCGCGGCTCAAAATGATTTGGGTCAAGGTGAAGCGACAGCCAGATTTCGCGCAGGATGTCGAAGTCGCGGCTGATTCTTCCATCAGGCTGGACGACCGCGCCATCTGGAATCTTCGTAATCGTGACCGGCCACATGCCGGGCCAGCTTGCCTTGAGCAGTTTCCAATCGAAGCCGACGGTGTTAAGGCCCACCACCAGATCGTAGGTGCTCAGGATGACTGCCGCCTCGGCGGCGTTGCGATCATCGAAAATCCGGTAGCGACCGGATTGGTAATCGTAGATGACCAGCACGCTCACGCCCATCTCGTCGTGGGATTTCCAACCATTGGAGCATTTTTCAATCGGGGTTTTGATCTCGGCGTCGAACACGGCGATCTTGCGGCCAGCTAACAGCGAAGAAGCCCTCATAGAAGTTTTCCTTTCTCCGCTACGGTGGCCGACTTGGGCTTGCGGCTCGCACCATGCGACTTTCTGGCGCGGGGCCGGGAGGTCGCGGTAGTGCTGAGGATGTCGATGATCTTCGCGGACTCCTTGATCATGAGCTTGAGCAAACTTTCGCCGCTCAAGACGGTGCCTTCCGGGCCAGCTTCGCCCCGGAACAGGTTGGCCAGTTCGTGCTGTTTGGCTTCGTTGATGTCGCTGAAGGTTTTGCCGTCGCTGGTGGCGTAGGCTTTGGTGAAGGTGATGCCGGGCATAGGATTTGGTTCTTTTGGTTTCGGGTTGTCAGAGCAGTTTGTCGTCGTCCAAGGCGGTTATGAGCCAGGCGTTTAGCTGGTTCATTTTTAGAGCGAGACGGTCAATGAGTTCGGCGTTGCTCAGGGTGGGCGTAGGCACGGCCCGGATGGCGGCAGCGAACGCTTTCAGCTTTTCTTTGTCAGGCGCTGCTGCTGCCACTCGCTCGGCCTTCTCCCGCGCTTTGCGCTCGGCTTCGAGCTTCTTCTTTTCGGCGGCTTCGGCTTCCTGCTTTTTGCGCAGTTCTTCGCGGGCCTTGGCGGCGTCAGCCTGGGCAGCCTCGGCTTGTTTGCGCGCCTCGGCCTGAGCGGCCTCATGCTCGCGTTGCAGGCGGGCCTGCTCGGCTCTGACGACGGCCTCGACGCGCTTGCGCTCGGCTTCGGCGGCGTCGGCCACGCGCTTGATCTCGGCGGCGGCTTTGCGGGCTTCTTCGGCGCGCTCGGCCTCGATGCGGTCGCGCTCGATCTTGGCCGCAGCTTCGGCCGCTTCACGTTCCTGTCGGGCTTTCTCCGCTTCCTCCTTCAGGCGCGCGTTCTCGGCGGCGATGCGCTCGCGCTGCTCCTGCTCGGCCCTCGCTTTGGCGGCGGCTTCCTGTTCGGCTTTGAGGGCGGCATCGATCCGGGCCTGACGCGCCAGCTTGGCGTTGGTCAAGACGGTGGCATAGTCGGCCACGGAAAGATCGGAGAGGTCGCCAATGATCGGGGTGTCCATGAACGGGGCCAACTCCTGCTCGCGCAACAGCTTGGTCTCGGCTTTGAGCTTGGCGGCGTGGCGCTCGGCGAACTGTTCGGATTCGAGCAGCTTGGTTTCGAGCGCTTCCATCTCCTCGCGGATGGCGCGGGCGGCGGCGTCGATCTTGCCGGTGCGGGCCTTGAGATGCTCGACCAGGCCCTTGCGGGTTTTCTCCATCATGACGCGGGCGTCCTTCAGCTCGAGCCGGGCCAGGCGCGCCTGCTGCATCTCGGCTTTCTGGGTGGGACTGGTTACGACCAAGGAGGTCGCTTTCTCCTTCCACTTGGCCAGGGTAATTTGGAACGGCTGAAAGATCTCGGCCAGCGGCTGGGCGGTGTCGAGTTTCTCGACCGCCAAGGTTGGTGCGACCGCCGGGGCGGCGGGAGTTTCGGCGGGGGCGGTAGGTGTGTCCATAAATAATTTTGAATTTTGAATTTTGATTTGCGATTAAGCGGCGACCCGGTGCCTGATGTGCTTGATAATTCTTGACTACGCAAATTTGTCAAGTCAGAAACGATGGATGGCCAAATATGTGCATACTTTCCGCTCGCCGGCCCCCTGTGTGTGGCTCTTGTACGGCCCGGGCTTCCGGCTGCCGCTGCAAGTGACCTGGGCGGATTGGGACCTGCAGATCGCCGATGTGCGGCTGCATCCGGCCATACCGTGGCTGGGCATCTGGAAGGAACAGGCCGCCCGGGTGCTGAACAAACTGGCGATCGCGCACGGAGAGGATTGCGACGGGATCGCCAACTGGATGTACGAGCGCGAGGGGTTGGCGCAGGTCGCCGTGCCCTGGAAGCCGGCCAGCGACCCCAACGGCGTGAGCGTGAATGTCGCGGCCCTGGAAGCGACCGTCTATTGGGCGACCGAACAGGTGGCGCATGCGCTGCCCAGCTACGAAGAGTTTAAGGTGGCCGAGCCGGAGACGGCGGGGCGCATCCGGACTTTTCTGGGGCAGATGGTGGACAAGCTGGGTCTGTGCGGATTCGAGACCGTCGATGAACTTGAACTGTTTTATTACCTGCTCTGCAACTGGATGGCGCGCGCCCTCGAGTACGGGACCGAGCCGGTAGAGATGGTCTTCTGCCGGCTGATACCGTTGCCGTTCAAGCCGGGCTGGCAGGCGGCGGCACGGGCGCGTGCGTGGAAAAAGCACGAAACCCCGGGGACCGTTGCGGGGACCGCTGCGGGAACCGCGGCGTGGCAGGCGAGCCGCTACGGCGAATACATGGGGTGCGAGAAGCTTGGGTCGAAGCTAAGATCAGCCAAGGCTGGAACTTTCCATCAGGCACAGGTGCATCGCTGGGGGATCGAGCTGCAAACCAGCAAAAGCTGGCGGCGTAGTTCGGGCGGCAACCAGCGGCGGCTGCTCGACCTGTTGGGTGAATACGGCTATTTTACCAGCAACCGTGAACGGATCGAACAAGTATGGCCCTGGCTGTGTCAGGCGCTTAAGGAGTGGTATCGCGAGAAGCAGGCGCCGGGTTTGGCACAGTTTCTGTCTGATTTTCGAAATATTGAGATCGGCGTGCGAACGGGCGCGGTGCGCAAGACGCGAAACCGGCGCAAGGGGGCTACTCCGAGCGCTCGGGCCACCATTCTTGGCATTAACGCACGTCGCCGTCGGGCGAAACAGGAGCGAGCCGAGGCTCTGGCGCGAGCGGCTGCGGACCTGCCAGAGATGCCCGATCTACAACAGGCAGCGCCGGACCTGCGGGACGGCGGGGGAGATGTGGGAGGGGCAGAGGTCAGAGATCGGAGGTCAGAGGTCGGAGCCGCTCGGCTGCTGGTGTACATCCCCGGTCAAGGCGAAGTTGGCGACGGCGACGTGCTGGGCGAGGGAGAGGGGATCTGACTTTGGCTGGCAAAGATAGGAGATAGAAGATAGGAGTTAGGAGATGGAAGAACTGAATAATGGAACTACCGAACAACCGGAGCCGCCCAAGGACGTGGAGTTCGCGCCGTGCAAGCCCTCGCATGAGATGGGTCGGACCGATAAGCGCACCGGCCAGCATGTGAAGAAAATGGCCAAGGCGATGCAGAAGATGGGCCTGATCGGGATCAGCGAGATGCGGCTGGCGGCCTTTCGCCAGCTGGGGATCGAACTGGACCCGGCCAGCCTGGTGCGGGACGGGCGGGCGGGCGCGATGGTGGCGCAGCAAGCCGTGCTCGATACCCTGCTGGACGTGCGGCGCATGTACGAGAAAGCCAGCGACAAGGGCAAGGTGAGGCTGGTGCCGCACCTGGGCTTCCTGGCCCGGTGCCTGACGGCCGCCAACAAGGGAATAACGGATTCGGCGGGGGAGATCGCCAAGGTGCCGAACGTGCCGCAGGTGAATACGGTGGTGCATACGATGGTGCCGGTGCAGATCGTCAATGAAGTCGTGGAAAAGGTGGAGAAGTCAGAAGTCAGAGGTCAGAGGTCGGAGATCAGAGAGGCAGATCCGGCCGGGTAGGCAAAATTTGCCGCTTTTTTAGTTGCGGGTGGTGGGTGTTCACCGTAGAGAGTGGACAACGGTAAGGGATCTTACCGCTAAATAAATTTATGGCGACACCTGCACAGTTTGGCCCTCGACCGGCACCGGGCGAGGATCGCATCACCGACACCAATGCCCACGCGGGCGAATGGGCGGCCATCCTGGCGCTCGCCGATTCGGTATTTAGCGAGCTGGTCTCAAAATCCATGAGCCTGAATGCGGCGAGCATCAGCGACGAAGGCCAGTCGCACGCGGGCATGACGCTCTCGCAGGGGATGCTGATCCGGGGGATCTTCACTCAGATCACGCTGACATCGGGCGAGGTACTCGCTTACAAACCGCCGGTGTAAATTCGCCGACCGCCTGAAGGATCTCCAAACAAAATGAGACTGGGAAGTTCAATCGCGAGCGGGCAGGAGATGAGCCTGTTCGGCCATACCAACCTGCCGCGGCATGGGCATGGGACGTTTGCGTTTGGCGCGGGCATGGGTAGCGGCGATGGCGACGGGCATGTGCTGGATCCCGAGGGCGGCGGGGTGGTGACCGACCCGGAAGGCGGCGGGCCGGTCGATGACCCGGAAGGCGGGACGTAGAAAACCTGAAAGGCTGAAATGAAAAAGAAGATTCTTTGGGGAGCGCTCGCGCTAGTCGTGCTAACCGTCAGCCTGTGGGCGGCGGCCCCGACGTTTTTGGGCGGCAAGGCGCAGGTGACGACGCTGCATCCAACCACCAATTACATCCTGGCGATCATGGGCAACTCGACCTCGGCGGTGTACCGGCTGATCAACGACAGCAATCTACTGCACCAGATGCTGGCGCTGCCGGAGGCGACGAATTTTACCGGGACCCTAGGCTCCAACGCCGCGCAGAATGTGGCAGTGTGGACCAACGACACGACGCAAATCAGACCCAAGGTTGGAAGCTCCGTTGTGCCAGTTAGAATCTACGACGGCGCGGGCAGCAACGTCGTTAGATTAAATACCAACGGGCAATTGAGGCTTGGTAAGTTTGCAGAACTAATCTTCAACCCCCACGCTGATGATGCCGGAATTTACGACATCCACGCAAATTCTGAGGGGAAGAAGTGGGTGGAATGGGACGTTGCGATTTACCAAAATGATGACGGTAGCGGCGATTACGCACTAGGGAAGTTCGACTTCGATATTCAAAATCCGGGTGGTTACTTTGGACGAATAATTACCAAAACCCGGTTTGGTTCAACCAACATCGAAACATACCTGATGTCAGATTATACACAGGGAGGTGCCGCGCTTAACCTTGTTGGAGCAAACAATACCATCGTCTGGCAAAGCGACCCCGATCCATCTCAGCCTTTCATGTTTTACGTCCTGCAAGGCGGTGTAATGCGAATGGTGTTCACCACGAACGACTGGTCAGCCTTTTTCTCAAGCAACGTATTTGTCGGTGGAACAATCAGCGCCTCAAACGCAACCGCTAGCCGATTGGCGGCATTCGATGCTGGAAAGCGTTTAACCAACAGCGCCTATAGCGATACGGATATTGCTGCTTTGCAAGGTGGCACCAATGGCTTGAATGGAAGCAAAATCGACAAACTGAACGGCACAGGAACGAATTTTTCCGTAGGGCATTTCACCGGCACTACGAATTGGAATTTCGTGTCTCGCGGCACCAATGGCCAACCGACCGGGTTCGGCATTGACACCAATGGTGTGACGCACCTCGGCACAAACACGGCGAGCGATACGATGTTGAGTAACGCCCCTGGAGTGTTCTCGATACAAACCAGCAACAGCGCATCATCAAAATTTTACCAAACGACAACAGGTGTTGGAGTTGGGCAGAGTGCGCCCGCAAACATACTTCACGTGACCCCTCCAGTTGGGAACACTCAGAATGGGTACTTGCGAGTTGACGGCACCAATGGGTCTCAAGCTATCAATCTTGGTGTTTACCCAACCTCGCAGCAATTTGGCGCTGTCTATGGTGGTGTCAATGCGCCAACGGCAAATAATTACATGCTGCGCGGTGACGGCGGAAACCAGACCACGGTTAACGGTCCCGGCGCTTCCACGATCATAACATTCGCCATCAACGACGTTACCAAGAATCAAGTCCTTTCAACGGGTGCTTTCAGTGCTGAAACAAACTCTATCATTCTCAAGGGCACCAATTCAATCTCCGCCCCAAACGCTTCGCTTGCCTTTATGGGTGCTCAGTTATGGACGGATGGCACTAACCTTTGCATCGTTTTTCAAAACGCAGCAGGCACCAGAACCACGAACAAAGTGAGCCTAACTGCATGGCCCTAAAACTCATCATCGCCTCACTCCTGATTGCGCTTAACCTGAACGCGCAGATCGTTCCAGTGCTGGCCACGAATGGCCCTGCATTGCTGACGACGGCAGTGGCTACAGACTTTCCTTCACAAACCACCACGTCATCCACCAACTGGTCTTCCGGCAAGTTCTACACCAACGATCTCTCCCACGAAATCGAAGTGGCCTGTTCGATAACGAATGTCATGGCCGCTGTCGTCGGTTTCAGTGGCATGGAATTGTGGGTAGGCTACACCACTAACAGCGCCACCTTGCTCGGTGTGGGCGCGACCACCACCAAAACACTCCTGACTGGACTGGCCACCACTCAGGAAATGCACTTGCGCGGGCGTGTGCCGGTAGGCGGCTATTTCACTTTCACAAACATCTCGTCTGGAGCAGGTAACTCAGTGACGATGCGGACCGGCTCCGGACAATACACGATTCTGCCATGAAGTTCTTAATCATTTTCCTAACCGTGCTCTCGTGCTTCGGGGCACAGCAACCGCCTGCGACGTGGCAACTCTACAAGTGGGCGCTGAACGGTAATGGCGACTACACACCAGTAAGCGCACCGGGCAGCGGTGGTGACGTGGCAACCTTTGCCTTCGGAGCATCGACGAAGCCTTACGCCGCGTTCCTTACCACCATCGTTGATACCAACCTGCTTGGCGATCTCACGGGCAAGCAACTCACTGCAACCGTCAGTGTCTCTGGCAGCGCCACATTCGTTTACGGCGGACAATTCTCATGGAACTCCAACAGCACCGTTCCTGCCAACACGCGCCTTTATTTCTCGACCAGCGCCGCTACCTACGACATCGACATTGCCAACACCAACTCAACCGCTTTTTGGTGGAGCCATTACGGAGTGTGCGTCATCACCAACGGCGCAGGCGGAATAATTGCGGACACGTTTACCCCATCGCATTGGTCCGACGCAAACGGGCATCCCGGCGACGATCCTGGCTACATCGACGCTTTCAATGCGGCAGTGGCCAATGTTCAACAGATCGGCGTGAGTTTTGGTGGCGGAAGTTTTTTCGATTGCGGAGTAGCCCTATGGCCGCACACTGGATCGGCATCGTTCCACTTGGTTTCATTTACGGCGAACTAACATTATGACCTTCTCATTCATATCTAGCTGGTTTGAATTTGGTATAGCCGTGATGATGTTAGTGCTGTTTTTGATGGTCAAGACTTGGTTTAAATGGTGGAAAGCTGATCGCAAATGAGCACTAAACCACAACCAAACTGGGCAACCATCGGCACGGCCTTGGCGATGGTCACCATCGGCGCGGTGCAGTACTGGAACGGCCACAAACAAGACGTAGCCAACGCTCTCGCTCGCGACACGCACACGCTCGTCAATTCACAAATGGGCGCTCAGAAGAAGCTGCTCGCGGACGTTACCGCCGCCAAAGCCGCCATCACGAAGACACCCGAAGACAAACAAGCCGCAGCCGATGCTTGGAAAGATTGGCAAGACCACGTAGCAAAACAGAACCGCGTGGACGACGAACACCGCAACAAAAAGGAATAACATGAGCACTATACTTATCGGCCTCTGGTTAATTTTATTCGGCGCAATGTCATTAATTTCAACGAAGGTGCCGGATTGGATTGTGCCACTCGCAGCCATCGCAGTTGGCCTTATCGTTCTTGTCGGGGCGTGGAGAAGGCCAAACCCTTGATGCGTAATGGAAGAACCGCACAAGGACGTGCGCAAGCGCCCGAAAAAAGACTGCGACATGATTCGTGAATGCTGGGAATGGGTGAAACTAAAGAAAGAACAGAATGAACGCCGGAACCGACCTTCTCGACCAGTTAAAAACAACTCCGCACTGGATGCTGGTGCTCATCGGGTTGACCATCTTCGGGGTCTATTGGAAGCGCAGCCAGTGGCCGAACCGTTATCTGAAATTCGTCAACCTCATCCTGCCGACCATCGCCTACCCGATTCTTCATTACGGGCCTGACGCCGAGCACTCCTACTGGAATCCCATCGCGACACTCGCCTTGCACGGCTTCGCGATCGGGATCGCCAGCGAGTTTGTGCATGAAGGGATCATCACGAAGATCAAGAACGTGTTTCCGGGGTTCAAATTCCCGGACGAACCGCCACAACCACCTGGAGCACCCCCAAGCATGAAAACCCTCCCGATCTTTCTGCTCGCCGCTTTGCTTTCCGGCTGCTCGTACGTGCGCCCGATCGGCAGCATCGGCGACGTGACTTTCTACAAGGTGCAATCGACCAGCATCCTCGGCCCGACCGTGAACGTGCTCGTCACCCGCACCGGGTGCTGCGCGACGAACGTGCAGGTCTATGGCGCTTATGCCGGCAACGGGATGCTGCCGGCGGTGGCGGGGGCGGGCGGGATCGTGGGCGGTCTTTACCTGCTGGGGGAAGCGGCGCGGCACAACGGGAGCCAGAGCAGCCAGCAGAGCGTCCAGAACGTGCAGAATACGGTGACGACCGCGATTGAGCCGCCGACGGCACCCCCGGCGCCGCCGATTGGCCCTAGCCGCCCGCCGGATAACCGGCCGCCGGTGCATCGTTAAAAAGCGACTCCGCAATTTTGCTGTTGCGCACCGGCTGGTTGCGCTTAACATGCGCCCGACGATATGAAATACCTTCTACTCCTTCTTGCCATCGCAACATCACTCGCAGCGCAGGAGCCGCCCATGCCCCCGATGCCGATGCCAGTAACACTCAATCGTTCGGTTGCTGGAAATGACTCGGTTCGAGCGGCTAAGCCCGCGCCTCGAAGCTGGACAAAACCTACACTGTTCACAGTCAACTGTCCCGAGTGCAGCAAAACACTAAAAGGTGTTCCAGCTTTGGCTATCAAAGTTGACAATCGGCATTGGATGACCAATGGAATTCGCATCGAGCGTACAGTGCGATTGGCTTGTCCTGATTGTCGTGAAGAGTTCGATGCTGCAAACGTGAAGTTTTTGCCAAAACCAATCGCTATTGAAGAGGGAGATCAACCGCAAGCGAGCGTGAAGAGTTTGGACGTAGTAAATCCCATGCTGCGCCTGTCGATAAAGCTAACGAACTGTATCCCACCCGGTGCTGCCGAAGGTCCTGCGGTCGAGCTGAGTTTTCAAACGGAGTTTGGGAAGCTCTACGAGTGCCAGGCCAGCGACGACAATTTTCAGTCGTGGCTTGGTTCGGTGCCCTTGGCCGGGACCGGCACCGTCTTGTCTCGGTTTGAATCACCGAGTCACACGCACCGCATGTATCGGGTGAAGGAGACGACTTTATGAAAACCTTTTTCTTTGCACTCTGCCTCTGCTGCACATCTTGCAGCACAACGAACATCACGAAGCTGGCCGAGCAGCTAAAGAACGACCCCGCGACAGTGGATCTCAACGTGACGACTATCTGGGGATCATTTTATTTCCACCGCTCATTTCCGACAAATTGGGTTGCGCCTGGGAAGTAGTTTCTCCGGTAGCGACGTGGCCGGGGAGACGCGGCAATCTGCTCCCAGCGGTCTGGAAATCGCCTTAGCGGCACGCACCCACTGCAAAAGGGTCAAAGACCTCTGCCGCGCCGGTCGAAGCCAGAGGTCAGAGATCAGAAGTCAGAGGTCAGATATTCAGGTCAGACCTTTAAGAGCCGGCGGTACATCTTGCGCTGTTCGCGGTTGGAGTTCTTCACATGCGACCAGACACCCTTTTTTAAGAACTGCACATGGCGGCGCAGGTGGAAGAAATCGACCCCGCAACCGCGGGCAAAGGCGTCGATGGTCTCGATCTTCACGCCAGCCCAGGTGCGGCGCACGGAGAGGCTGCTGACGGTCGCGAGCGACAACCCGGAGCGGGCGGCGATCTGGCGGGCGGAGAGGCCGCGGCGCCCATGCGACTGGCGCGCGACCAGCCGGCAGAGGTGCGGCGGGAACCGATCCAAGAACTGGAGCAAAGTCATACCGAAATGATCCCGGATTCTTCCACGTCGGGCTGCGGGCGGGCGGTGGGCTTGAACGCCTCTTCGAGCATCTCGGCCTGCATCTCCTTAAAGATCGGGTAGGAAAGGGCGTCGAAGACGTGGAGGTCCTCGCTTTTGACGATGTAGTGGTTGTTCGATTGGGAGAGGTTCTCCAGCATCTTGCGGACCTTGACGCATTTGGCGGAGATGAACAGCCGCTCCTCCTGCAGCAGGATCGAGATCATGCGGACGCGGGTGCGGCGGCTGTGCGCGGGTTTATGGACCCCTTCGAGCGAGATCGTGCCCCCGGAGGCTTTGGAGATTTCGAGGTAGTCGTAGGGGTTGTCGCTGTTCGGGCGGAAGACGTTGAGGGCCGAGTCGTCGGCGTAATGGTCCCACTCGAACTTCTTGCCCGCATGCTTCTCGATGGTCAGGATCGATTGCATGACCCATTCGGTGAAGACATCGAGTTTGACGCATTCGTCGTGGGACATGCCGGTGCCGATGTGAACGATCTCGTCCAGAACCGTCCAGCAGCTAATCTCCTTGCCCGCGACCAGCCGCAGCCATTTATCGAGCAGGATGACGGCGTGGTTGACGCCCCCGATGTCCCATCCGGATTTGAGCTTGGTGGTGGTCGGGGCAACCTGGGCCTGATCCTCTTCGCCGTCGTTTCCACCGACCAGGTGTTTCGAAGGGCTGAACAAGTGGCGGAAATGGAACTTGGTCTCGAAGCCGCCGACGCCCCAGATGCCGTCGTAATAGGCTTCTTTGAGGGCCCGGTCGCCGCGGCAGGTGGCGAAGAGCCGCACCTGCTGCTGGCGGGTCATGTGTGGGTTATCGCGCCAATGCATGTGGATGACGCGCATCTGCTTGTAGAGCTCGGACATCATGGCGCGCTCGTCGTCGGTCTCCTCCGGGATCGGGGGTTTGTTGCGCTCGACGTAAAAGACCTGATAGATCCAACTGTTGCGCCCCATCACCTCGTCGGGGTTGGTATCGGCGATCCATTCGATGAAATTTTCGGCGTATTTCTCCATGCCAGGCATGCGCAGGCTGTTGATCGTGATCGGGAGCAGCTTGCGCTCTTTCCACATCGAAAGCTCGACGAAGTACATGCCGGAGAAGTTTTTATTTTTGACCTTCTCCTCGATCTCGTTCTCGTTATTGATCGAGAAGAGCCAGACCCGGGAGCGGCCCCCGTACCAGTTGCGGACATCGCAGTAGGCGGTGCGGGTGTTGGCATCGACCTTGGGGCCGGGGTTGCCCTCGGCCGTCTTGCTGACGATGGCGAAGCGGCTCTTGCCGTCGCGCCCGACCAGGTTGGCGTCGATCCATTGGGGCAGGATATGCTCGATCAGCATCTGCCAGGAGCCGCCGTCTTTGGCGAGCTTGACCGATTTGGCGAAGATGCCGTATTGGGCGGCGGGAGTCATCCAGAGGTGCTTGGCGATGCGGTGGAGGATGGAATAGGTCTTCCCGCTCCAGCGGCTGCCGTCCACAAGAATGATCTGCTCACGACAGTTAAACACGTCCCATTGCTTAGAGAAAAGTGAGGGTAGCCATTGGGGATGGTCGGACATGGCAGGACGGGTCAGACCGACCAGTTAAGCAGCCGCACGCTCTCATGAAAGCCGCAGCCCTCGCGCGGGCAGACGACGGAGGGGCTGACCACGCCGTCGGGCAGGATGATGTGAGCGTGCTCGGAGCCGGCGACCAAACTGCTGATGTGGCCGTTAGGGCAGCGCATCAGCACGCATGCGCCGTCGCGGGACCAGCCGAGTTTGCCGGATTTGGAAAGGTCGGCTTTGGGGACATCGGTCATAATTTCGCTTGCAATAGATAAGCACAGGGGGCAAGTGTGGCAACACTATGACTAAGCCAACTTAGCCGAAAGACACGCTTATGAAGATCGATCTCAAGCAGAAACCGATGGAGCCATCCGAGAGTCCGATGGAGAAAGACGGGTATTACCCAAGCTTTTCGTTCGAGACTTCTGAGGACCATGAGTTGCCAGAGAGCGGTACGATGACCATCGAATACAAGAAGACGAGCAGCACAGAGGAGGAGAGTGACGGCAAGACACGTTACCGCTGCACGATCCAGCCGCGGGCGATCCTTGGGGCTAAGGCCGGCAAGGGGGATTCGACAGAAGAGAACGAAGATAACGAAGAGGGAGAAGAAACCGAGGAAACGGAGACGGAGACCAAGCCAAAGAAGAAGCGCGAGCCGGGGGTCGAGGCGGTGTTGGGGAAGGCACAGGAATACTGACATCCTGGCATGATCGACTTGGAGATCTTAAAACGGCGGGGATGCTCGCCTGAAGCGTGGCAGCGGATATTCACCAAACCTGAGAACAGCCTGCCGGTCTATAACCCTTGGAAGCAGCAGGACAATGTGCTGGCGCCGGATTACGACAAGATCACGGGCGAGTACACCAAACTCGAAGCCGTGGGCGAGGGGATCGGGACTTTCCGCAACCGCATCCGCATGCGGATCATGGAGGGGCGCGAGTGGAACTTTCAGAACTACAAGATCTACAAAGGGCTGGACGACGCGCTGGACGTGCCGTTGACGCGGGCCGTGACGCCCACATTACTCTCGCGGCTGTGCAACAAGGAAGGCGACGCCGAGAGCCTGAAGAAGGAACTGAGCGCCTGGGGCTTCAACCTGGATGACGTGATATTGGAAGCGCCCGACGCCAAGGTGCCGGGGCGCAACATCCGGAAGATCTCGGCGCCGAGCTTCTTCCAAATCTTCGTGCCGCTGGTCAAAGCCTACCTGACGATCCGGCGGGCCAAGATCATGAACGACCTGTCGCGGGGTCCGCTGTTCCCCTACAACCCGGCCTGGGAAAGCGCCCGGAGCCGATTGCAATGCGATGTCTTAACCTCCAGGGTGGAGGTGATGAGCGAGCAGATGGGCTACTGGAGCACCATCGACGAGGCGGTATTCAAGCTGCTCCATTACGGGCGGGCTTTTCAGTTTCCAGTCGAGGAATGGTATTCGGAGGAGCAGGAAGTCGAGAAGGAGGACCGGGCCAGCCGGGAGAACGGCAAGGCGCGGAAAGACAACGGACGCTTCGTGCGCGTGGTGAAAGAAGGGCTGCGCTACCATTTTCCGCATCCAACGCGCGTCTTCTGGGACCAGGCGTATGCGGCCAACACCTTCAACACCGGGACCGGCTGCCAATATGCCGGCTACTGGCGGGTGTTCCGATACCGCGACATTTTGGGCAATGCCGGCTTCTACAACCGGGACCGGATCTTCATCGGCAACTACGGCTGGTATTCGATGAACAGCGTGTATTTCCAGAGCGTGTATCCGTGCGTGATGCAGTATCCCTGGCCGCCGGCGACGCCGACCAACGACCGGGAAACGCGGCTGGTCGAGTTTGTCTATACCAAAGACATGGGGGACAAGCCGATTGTGCTGACCGAATATTTCGAGAAGGTGATCCCCAAGCAATGCGGGTTGGGCGACTACGATTATCCAGTCTGGGGCCGGTTCGTGGTGGCCGGCGACGACACCGTGGTCTATGCCGCACCCTTGCCCTACGACCCGGTGATCTACTGGCACTACGACGAGGACCCGTCGCGGCTGCACAACAGCAGCATGAGTTTGGAAATCCTGCCATGGCAGGATCATCTGGGCAATTTACTCACCCAATACCTGCTCACGATCAAGGCCAATTTGGCCAACGTGACGTTTGTGGATGAGGACCTGGTGGAGAAACGCTTCATCGACCAGATCAAAAATTTAGGCGAGAAGCTGTTCCGGATGCGCAACTTCATTCCCTTCAGCGGCAAGAAGTTCCGAGCCGCCCAGTACGCAATCCCGAACGCCTTTTTCTCGCACAGCTTCCCGATGCTGGATTCCAACAGCCTGATCGGAGCGATGCGGATGATCCTGGATCTGACCGAGCGCGTATTGCAGATGTCGAGCCAGGAAGTGGGGGCGGCGGCCAGCCACGAACAGACCAAGGCGGAGGTGGTGGCGATCGGCAGCCAGACCAGCACGCGCTTGGATTACACCAAAGCGCCGGTCTATAACGGGCTGCACACCATGGGGCGGCAGATCTATCACGCGCTGATGGCGTTTTCGGACGAGGAATTCTGGGCGCAGATCCCGGCCGAGCAGACGCTGACGCCGGAGCGCCTGACCGAACTTGGATTTACGTTCGACGAGAAGGAGCATCCTCGAAGGCCGCACGACAGCAAGATGGTGGTGCGGGCCAAGAAGACGGCGATTATGATCGAGCGCTTCGCCCAGATGCGCCAGGGCGAGCCGGACAAGGACACGACGCAGATCGCGATGATCATTTTGCAGAGCTTGGATCGGCTGCTGGCCAACCCGATGCTCGGCATGGCGATTGGGGCCGAGCAGGCGCTCACGCTTGTAAATCTGGCTGGACGACTGGCGGGTTTCCCGCGCGACTTCAAGCTGAAGAACATGACCCCGCAGCTAAGCCCCGAACAGCAAGCCGAAGCGACACGCCAGCAGCTATCGGGCTTCGTGCAGGAGATCGAGGACAAGATTCTGGGCGAGGTTAAACAGGGCCTGCAACCGATTTTGGAGCACGACCGCCAGCAGGACGAAGCCATTGCGCACATCACTTCGATCATCGAGGCCGCCGAAGCACATCGACCGCCAGAGGGCATGCCGCCCGTGGTTGGAATGGTGCCACCGGGGGCAGTGCCGGGGATGGAAGCGGCAATGGCGCCAGGCATGGCACCGCCGGGCGTGGGCAACGGGATGCCGGTTTAAGTTTTCAGTTGGCTGGCGATAAATTCAACCTCTGACCAAGGGACTAGTGTGCAACCAACTTTGACCCCACTGGAACCGACTCGGTTTATCTGATGATGATCCAGCGGGATTGATAATGAGAGCGACTGGTTTCGGTTTGCCAGCACGGCAGGCAAGGCGCGTTCGACGGCGGCCCTGCTCACGCTATTGCCGTTCGAGCACTCCACCAAATCTCCGTTGACGCGCAACGCGATGCCTTTGATTGCGATCCAAGCCCCGTGCTTACAGTCGCGCCAAGCTTGAATGGCGGACTCGTTGGCCAGAAATTCTTTACGCCGCCCGAAAGCAGCGTTTATTTCTTCCAACTCAAAGTGGCGGAAGTGCTCGGCGTTGATCTCAGCGGTGAGTTTCTGCGCGTCCTTTTCAGGATCGCAGGAAGCAATCTTGTCCAACACAGCTTTCACCCTGGCCTTGGCCGTGCGGCGCAAGGTAGCAATGGCGGCGTAGTGGATCACGAACCGTTTGGCAATTTCCCTTTCGCCTGAAGTCTTGGGCGCTTTCTGAACTGTTAGCGAATGGCTATTGCCGACTTTCTTTGACGACGTGATGACGTACTCCGGATCGTAACCGACAGTGGCGCCCACCTTCAACCCATGCATGGTGCTCCTGTAATCTTTGTACGTGCAGGCCACCAAACTGTCCTCGCGCATCGAAGTGACGGTTACATAGCGACCTTGCCAGGTGAATTGTGATCCGACATGGAGGCGCTCTGGGGTCTTGGCGTTTTCCTCCCAGAGAACGGCGGGCCGTTTCGCGAAAGCTTCAAAACTTTGTTGAGCCGACGCATGGTTAAGGCTGCAAGCGGCGGAGTAGAAGTGTTCACCGATATGACTGCCGGCGCCGTCACCAAACCACCAACTCCCGCGCAAAGATTTATAGATGCGCCCGAAGGTGTCTGGCCGGAACGGAAGGTCGGCCTCAATGCAATTCATGAGCGTGCTGCGCAAGGCGGGATTGAGGCGTTTATAGCTGCGCTCGGGGGAACCTTCCAACATGCGCTCGCAGATGTCGTAAACAATGTCCTTCATATAATCTAAAAAAAAGGCACCCGAACACCGATGTCTAAGCGCGGGCGTTGGGGAACGACCGCCAACGGCGAACGGATGCCAAATTGTTTGATGTGACTGCATGGGGCTTAGAACCCAATTAACAATGACAGTTCCGCAAAGTTGCGGACAAATGTCAAGCCCTACTCGGAGGTCTCGGCCAACACCAGCCGGATCAGGCGCTTACCTTGGCGCAGCGTGACTGGCATGGGACGCGCTCCAAAAGCCGTCTTGGTCGCTGGTCGCGCCACCAGCACACCGTCTCTCCATTCCAGTTCAAAGATGCCAAGATCGCTCTCCTTGCTGAAAGTGTCGGGCTTCTGCCGCTGGATCGGAATGAGGCCCTGAGGGGAGAACGCACGCTTGCACTCGCGCTCGGTCATGTCACGCACCGGCTTAAACACATTGTTGTGGTGCCCGCGTCGCACCGGGATCGGAGTGTTGGCCACCACCAGCGCCTGATCGCGGTAGGGTAATTGGGCGACGGCCCCGGCCAGGCGGGCAGGCAGGAGGAGGGTGCGCGGGTGGAGCTTTTTGTTGCCGATGTCTTCCAGTGTTTCGAGCATCTCCAGCGTGAGATCGGGGTTGATCTCCATGATGTCGTCGAAGACGTTAGGCTTCTCCAGCTTCATCTCGACCAGCAGGCGCCCGGCGTCGAGCCACATATCGGCCCCCAGGTCGATCAGGGAGACTATCTTCTCGATCCGCTTCTCAATGCTGTAGGCCGGCATGCCAGCAACTTAAAGCATCGGGCTACTCTGTAAACCCGGATTCGCCGTCGGCGCGCTTCCATGTTGTGTCTGGTCAACGGCAGTCCGTCCTTGCGCAGCAACCCGCGGATATAAGCCGGGGCCAACCGGCGGGTGGCGCGCTGCATCCGGGCACGGCGCGTGGAATAATTTTTGGAATAATGCGCGGGCCAGTTCTTGCGGGCGGTGGCGTTGAAGCGCTGCCGGTTGCGAGCGATCCAGGCGCAGGAAGCGGCGATGGCGCGGACGCGATTGGCCCGATACCACGCTTTTCTGCTGCGGGAACAGCAGGCGCGGCACCAAGTCTGGAGCCCATCGCATTTGCTGGCGCGTCGGGCAAAGAGACGGCGCGGTTTGCGCCGGCCACATTTGGAACAGCGTTTTATGTTTGCAAGTCAGCAAAGTTGCGGATAAAGGGTCAAGCGCAAATGAACTTCTGGGGCATGAGCTTCTACTGGGATTGGTGGCGGATCGGCATCTGCCGCAGCCACCGGGCTTTCCTGAGTCAACTGGCCCCGGCGGACCATACTCCCAACCCGCTACCGATCCTGAGCCGGGCGATCAACCGGGTCTGTCGGGCCTTTAATGTGCGGGTGCCAAGGTGGCGTCGTGGGCGCTGGAGGGCCAAGACGTAATGTTGCCCATCGACTACGTGCCGCTTGAATCCCGCGAGGTGGAAGCCATCCAGCACTGGTTCGCCTCTGGGGCTTACCCACTGGTCTGTGAATGCCTGGAGGCGAAGATGGCGCAGGCCACGGAGTCGGCGCTCAAGGCGATGTGTGATGTCACCCTGACGGACGAGGCGCGGAACGAGCGGATGAGTCACTCCATAAAGGAATCACTCACCATCAAAGCCGCTTTAGACTTGCTGGAGACGCTGGCGCAGGGTTTCCATGGCGAGGATGAGAGCAACAAGTTTGAGTATTTGAGAATGACCGCGAAGTTGAAGTGATTTTTATGGCTGACGAGAAGACCGACAAGACCCAAACCGAAACAGTAACACTCACGCCCGAACAGCAGGCGGCGCAGGAATTGCAAAAGCAGAACGACGACGCCTATCAGCGCGCGAAGTTCCTGCACGCCAACAACTACGGTCCGGACCCGGACAAGGAAGTGATCACGCTGCCGGACGGGACGGACGAGCGCGGGCGTCCCAAGATGAAGGAGTGGGATTTTCGCCCCAAAGCGGGCGACGAACCGCCGGCCGACAAACCGCCAGCCGAAACGACCGAGACCGAGACCGAAGAGCAGAAGGCGGCGCGGGAGGAAGAGGAACGGAAAAAGGCCGAGGCCAAAGCGGCGGACAGGGCCAGGAAGCCGAAGAAGGCCAAGGCGGAGGCGCCTGCGGCGCCGCCGGCACCGAGCCAGGAAGAGCTGGTTACGGCGGCGGCGACGGCGGCGGTCGAGGCGGTCAGGGCGTCGGACCGGCTAAAGCCGGGACTCCATACCCCGGCGGAGGACTTGGAACTGTCCGCGGCGGACAAGCGCGTACTCGAGGTGCTGGGCGGGTTGGAAACCGAGAATGAAGGTTACAAAGGGATCAAAGAAGCCACGATCAGCTTCTGGCGAAAGGAACGGGCTTATGTTGAAAACTGGGAGAAGGAGCATCCGGGTGAGGTTTTTGACCGCGAGAGCGATCACTATCTCGATTTCTGCCGCAAGCAGAATCCGGAGTTTAAGCACGCGAACTTCGACGAGGACTTCGAGCGCATGCAGATCGAGCAGGCGGCCGAGCGGGTGGTGCAGAAGCGGGTCTCGAAGCTGGAAGCGACCAGCCGGGCCACCGAGGAGAAGGTGGAAACCAAACTGCGCATGCGCGAGGAAGCCCAGGAAGTGGTGGGGTTGGCCCAGAGCGGCAAGGCCGAGTTTGTCGCACTGGTGGTGCCCGAATTGGTGAAAGCCGTTGCGGGCGAGGATGAGTTTGAGATCACGCCCGAAGCGGTGGCCAAGATGGAGGAGCACGCGACGCCGGTGCAGATGCGGGTGATCGACGAATTGTCGGACGAGCTGGGTCTGCAACTGGTGGAGTTGGAGCGGCTCTCGCGCTACCCCAGCCAGTACCGTCCGAATGAGAACTGGAAAGTGGAGTTGAAGACATCTGGGCGCGAGGTCTATCCCCATCGCGAACTGCTGCATTACGCGGCGCGCCTGGAGGCGGCGGTGGCGAGCGATCCAAAGAACGCCCGCGGTGGCAAAGCCTTTTTGACCAGCGAAGACTGGCAGAAGCGGGTGGACTCCATCATGCAGGGGGCGGGCACGGTCGAGACCAAGCGCACCGCATTGCAGAAGCTGGATGCGACCCATTACCGGCTGGGGGTGGACGACATTCGCGGGGCGCTGATCGCCGAATACGGAGCACGCGCCAAGCGCAAGATCACCGAATTGGAGGAATTAGTGGCCTTGACGGGCAAAAAAAATGGAGCGGCCAAAACGGCGCTTGGGGCAGAGGTCAGAGGTCAGAAGTCAGAAGTCAAAGAGGGGGAAGGAACGGCTAACACCACGGTAAATACTGAGCAGCAGCGCACGCGGTCCAAGCCGCCGGCCTCGGCCTCGGCGTCTGACAGAGTGAACGCGCCTGCGCCCAAGGAGTTGACGGAAGCAGAAAGATTGGAGTTGGCCCGCGCCCACTACTGAAAATCGTTTAAAACCTTGTGTTGAACGGGGACCGGCTGAAGCCGGGACTCCATGCACGTGAAACACAAAGCTTAAACGATTATGGCAGCACCAGTCACCTCGGTCTCAAATACGGTCCCGATCACCAACCGGGCCTTAAACATCTCCGACCATTTTGCCGCGCAATGCAGCGTGGTGGTCGATAGCGATTACGATACGTGCGGGACGATCACCCGCGCCAGCATCGCCTACCTGACCAAGAACCAGCTGGACGCGATCTTCAGTCCGGGCGGGCTGTTCGCCGACCTCGATGCGTGGTTCAAGCATTCGATTGAGATGCGCGCCTGCGGCGTGCAGCGCTTCGCCCTCTACGACTGGATCATGGCCAACGCTGACCGCCGAAATTTCCGGGCCGCGCTTTACCCCGGCGTGAAGGCGATGAAGGGGCCGACGATCCTGCAGCCGTTCATCATGGGGCGGCAGATGTCGATCATCAACCGCGACCATTGGCAGATCACGTCTGGCGGCAACATGACGGCGCCGACCGGGGCTTCGCTGGGCGGCGGCACCCTGCAGAGCCGGTTTACCGACAGCAGCGGCAACGCCCTGGACGCGACCAAATACGTGCGGGTCGAGAGCCGGTACGGGACGCCGGTCAATCAGGCGTTCTTCCGCCCGATGGATACCGTGCATATCTTCAACACCGCGAGCGGGGTGCTGCAGCATGGGGCCTGGCGCGTGATCGATTCAATCCACGATTCGACCCAGCAGTATTGTTACGTGGCCCTGCAGAGTTTGAACGCGGGCTCGACCGAGCAGTATGACGCTTCACCCGGCCAGGCGCTGGCGGCCTACATGGTGCCGGGCTTGAACAACGTGCAGGACTGGGAAACGTGGTGCAATAACCGTCCAACCCTCGACGGCCGCAAGATGGTGCCCTTCTGGCGCCAGACCGATCGCTGGACCCGCTGCGTCGATTCGGAATATCTGATCGTCTATTCGCGCCTGATGGAGGCCAATGCGGCCTTCCGCGAATTCGGCGACCTGCCGCTGGCCGAGCGCAACAAGCAGGACGAGATGGAGCGCCAGAAGCGGTTTGTGAACGACTTCTTCTACAACAAGCCGTTGGCGAACCAGGATCTGGTGAACTGGCAGAGTCTGGAAAAGATTTACTCCGTCGATGGCGCCGGCCTGAGCCTGGGCATCGGCAGCAAGCAGGTCGCTTACCGCGCCAACTTTATTGGGGTGCGCGAGCAGCTCCGCATCTGCGCGCAGGTCTATGACTTGGTGAATCATCCGCTGGAATTCTACGAGTTCCTCGACCTGAACTATTCGATCATGCGGGCGCGCAACACCTTTTACGGGCGCCAGATCACGGACATCGACTGGTACACGAGCAACCAGTTTGCGGCGCTGCTCTCCCAGGCGTATTCGACCTACATCAATCAGGTCTGGCCGGGGCTGAACCCGCAGATCCTGGTGGGCGACCAGTTGACCGGGTTGACCAAGCTGGGCCAGCCGTACCTGCGCTTCCGGGTGCATTATCCCAGCGGCGTGAACATCAACATCATCTCCGACTTTTACTTCGACGACCGGCTGGACCAGTTCCAGAACCAGATCTTTGCCGGGGAATCAAGCGCGGGCATCAACCAGGAATGGGCGGGCAACCTGCTCTGGTGCCTCGACATCGGCAAGCCGGGCGCGGGCAGCATCTACTGGGCGCAGGTGGCATCCAACCGGCGCACGACCTCGACGGCGAGCCTGAACGAACTGGCCAAGCTGGACTCGACCTTCCGCTGCACCATGAACGTGATCAGCATCGAGCAGACGCTGAACAGCAACGAAGGAACGGCGGTGGTCGAATGCCCGCTGGGTAACGCCATGCTGGAGGGGATTAGTCTGGTCACGCCGACGACACGCGGACGGGCGAAGACGATTGGGGGAACCGGGTCCAGTGGCCAATACTCTGATCTTTACAGCTAAAATATTAGTTGACCACTGCGAGGGTGCGGCTATGTTAGCCGCACCCTTTTTTATGACCGCAGAAGAAGTCACTGCCGAGACAATTCGCCGAATCAACTCCCCGAGACGCTCAGATGCCACGCCATTTTTCAGGATGCCGAAGGGTTGGAATTGGAACCACGCACATCCAACCCTGTACCTCTGGTTGGCAGTGCTCAGCATCTGCAACCGGGAGAAATACCATCTCGTTCGCAAGTTTGTTTACCGTGCGGCCAACCTGGAGCGCCGAGCCAAGGTCAAGGTGAAGAATGCCTCCTTGCGGCAATACCGGAAGGAACGCCGGGAAATTCGGCGGCGAGATCCCGCCTACGCCGAGCTTGAACGCCAAAGGAACAAGGACGACTTCCAGAAGCACAAACCGAGGATCTACGCCTATCGAAAGCGTCGGCGAAAGAGCGACCCGCAATATCAGATCTCCTCCAACCTGCGGACCTACATCTACCAACATGTGGGAGAGAAGACGCAGCGTGGCGAGAGCCGCTTTCGCAAGCTGGTGGGTTGCTCGGTGGCGGAATTGCAGGCACATCTTGAGTGGCAATTTTTGCCGGGGATGACGTGGGGCAACTACGGGAGAGGGATGGGCAAATGGAATATGGATCACATTCGACCCTGCGCGAGCTTCGATATGACCGATCAACAGCAAGTGCTGGAGTGCTTCAACTGGCGGAACTTGAGGCCGCTCTGGTGGCAGGACAACCTGGCCAAATCAGATAAATTTGTGTTGCACTCAGGCTTCTGACGCGGCACTATGCCGTCGCATTCGCGGGCCATACACCGGGCGCTCCTTCTCGACGGGAGCGCCCTTTTTTCTACCCGAATTCACTTCGGACTTGACAAATTTGCCGAGTTGGAGTTTTGTCGCGGGCGCAAAGCAAATTTATGATCGTGCTGCCCATCCAAGTAAACGACCGCGAGTATGACGTGCTGATGGTGCTGGAGGACGAGAACCTGGAGCGGATCAAGGCGGGCGACCCGGCGGAATTGAATCTGGCCAAGTTCCCCGATAAGTGGAGCACCATGCGGCTGCGCAAGTTGCAAGTCGGCTGGCTGCCGAGCGCGGTGCTCAAGGCGACCATTATCAAGGTGCAGGAGACGGGCGATGTGGCGCACTTGATCGACAAGTTTTTCAAAGGCTGGAAGGTGGAGCCGCAGGATGACAGCATGGGGCCGCAAAAGATGCGAGGAAACTAAAATGGACGAACTGAAACAAGGCTTGATTGGAGCGGGGCTGGCGCTGCTGCTGTTGATCCTCTTGGGCATATTGCTCAGGTGCGTATGATCCGCCAGAAACCAATCCGACCGAAGCACCCGCGGATCAAGTGTCCAGAGTGCGGGACGGACGTGAGCGTGTCGGCCTGCGGGATCTGGCCGCACTACGACTGGCGCGGGAGGCTACACGAAAGGTGCCCGATGTCGGGCAAGCGGCTGCCAGAGCCGAAACCAGAACAGGAGCAACCATGACCCACATCCTGATCGAGTTGCAGGTGAAGAACGGCGAGGTGATGGTGCTGGTCCAACACCAAAAGGGCGCCACCGAAAATGAGAGGGAGAAAGAGATCGGGGAATGGGTAGCCAAGGGCTTGCTCGAACTGATCCCGATGATGCTGGGAGCAGAGGTGCAGGAAACGGCGGAAGGCCCCATGAGCGTGGTGGGGCCGCACATCCGCAAGCGGGTCGAGGAGTGGAGGAACAAAACGTGAAAGTGGAGATCCTGGTTGTAACGCACGCCAAGGACCTGCCTTACCTGCGCTGGTGCCTGCAATCGATCAAGAAGTTCGGGAGCGGGTTTACGGGCGTGACGCTGGTCTATCCTGAGCAGGAGCGCGAACAGTTCGATCGAGCCCAAGTGGGGAAGCACTGGTGCGTGGGAGCGTTACTCCTGCGCGAGTTCGACCAGTTCCCCGGCAAGGGAATGCTGGATCACATGGCGCAGAAGATGATGGCCGACATCCACTGCCCGGAGGCCGACTACATCCTGCACGTCGATTCGGACTGCGTGTTCCGGGAGGCGTTCAAGCCGGAGGATTATTTCGAGCCGCATGGGGAATTTTTCTGCAATGAGGACTATCTGAAGGCCAACTTGAAGCCGGTGCTGCTGATCGAGCCTTACGAAGTGCTCAAGACCAAGCATCCAGGGCGCTATCACTGGAAAAGCGTGGTGGAGGCCATGCTGGGGCTGCCTTGCGAGTACGAGACCATGTGCCGGCATCCGATGGTGAACCCACGCGGGGTCTACGCGCCCTACCGGGAGTTCCTGGAGCGGCGCTGGAAGCTGCCCTTCCGGCATTACTACCTGACGGGCAACAACGCCTTTCCTCAGTCAATTTGCGAGTTCAACAGCCTGGGGGCCTTCTGGATCACATGGGAGCATCAACCTGGCGACGGATTCAGCAAGTGTCCCTGGCATCTGATCGACCTTTCGAAGAAGCAACGCCCCAAGGACAAGCTGGTTCAGTTTTGGAGCCATAGCCCGCCGGACAAGCCGCAGGAGATCTGGATCGACGGCAAGGAAGTGGTGGTGGTGCCGGAGGTGCTGATCAAGGAGATTCTCGCCTGACCGAACTATCATCGTGATATGAAAATCTGGATCTTCAGCTTTTGCCGGAATGAGGAGCGGATGCTGCCGTGGTACCTGCGCCACTACGAGCGGTTTGCCGAGCGCATTTTGGTGTGGGACGATCATAGTTGGGACGGGAGCTTTGAGATTTTGAAACACCACCCGAAGGTGACGGTCTATCCCTGGCCCTACGACAGCGGGTTGAACGACGAGATGATGAACCGCTTCGCGATGGCGACCGCGCCGGGGTTGACTCAGCACAACAAATGCGACTGGTGGATGTGGGTGGACATTGACGAGTTCATTTATCACCCACAGATGGAAGACGCGCTGGACATGGGCGGTTACTACGACGCGATAATTCCGATTGGCTATAACATGATGAGCGCGAATGGGTTGCCGGTCGATGACGGGAAGAGCCAACTGACGGATCTCCTCAGAACTGGAGTGGCGGCACCAGTCTATAGCAAGCCGGTGATCGTGCGACAGGGACGGCAGGTTTACTGGGATCGTGGGCGGCACCATTTCGAGAACTGTCCGCTGACGGTGAACCCGTATACCGGGATCAAACTCCTGCACTACCGCTACCTTGGCGCCGACTACACCCGGGTACGCAACGCCCGCAACTACGCGGCGGTCGGACCGGACAAGCAGGCGGCTTGGAGTTGCGCGCCGGATTACAAGGGCGAGGGCTCGCCGGAGTGGGTGCTGGCGGCGCAGAAGGGGGCGTTTGAGGTGATATGAGCATCTTGGAGCTTAGACCCGCTGAAGAATGGGCCGAAGAAAAGGCCCGCGAACTGGCCATGGACTCTGCGCACATTCCAGCCATCAAATCCCAACTCGTGCCGCAATACCGCCAGATCCAAGCCAATGTGCTCAGGTGGGCGGCTTCTGAATCCCACTCTCGCGAATCTCGTGACTTCTTAACCGATAAAGCCAACCAGCTCGACCCTGAAAAAGCGGCATGAACCTCGAACCCGCTGAAAACTTTGCTACTTTCCTCGCGCCTGTTTGCGCAATGGACTTGGAGCAAATTGAAGAGTTTGTTCGGCAGATCCAAGCCAATGCGCTTAGATTTTCTGCTACTTTCGTATTGGCAAGCCCTGATGATTGCTGCTGCACATCTGACGCTTTGGACAAGATGGCCAACCAACTCCACCCACTGCCTGAAAAATCAGCATGAACTTCGGCGCCATCACCCCCAACGACGCAGCGCTGCTGGAAGCGCTGGTTATGCGCTTCAAGGGGCGCATCCTGCGCTTCCTGGAGATCGGCACCCATGAGGGGAACACCGCGCGCGGGGTGAAGGAACTTTGCGACCGTGACGGAATCTCAATCGACCTGCGCTACTACGGAATCGACGCCCGCGACCTTCCGCCGCCCTTTGACGGGGCCTGGCAAATCTCTGGCCGCTCGGAAGAAGCCTGGGAGTTCATACCGGGCAACATGGACATCGTCTTTGTCGATGGCTGCCACTGCATCAACCATGTGATCCTGGACGTGGTGCATTACTCGGCAAAGGTAGTTGTGGGCGGCTACATGGTCTTTCATGATACCGACCCGCAGGTGCAGGGGGTGCAGACCAACCCTTGGGTGCATAAGGGGGACGGGCCGATCTACCGGACGGCGGTGCTGGCGGCATTGGAGAAGCTCGGCTGGCCGAATGAGCGGTGGCAACTGGACTTAACGGCGAGCGACCCACAGTCTGACATTGGGGGCATGATGGCTTTCAGGAGGGGCGCGTGATCGAACTTCCGCATCTGGACTGCAACGTGTGTGAAAATTGCGACAAGCAATGCACTGGATGCAGCCATGCCTCGCCGATATTGCCGCCGTGGTCGATGCCGCTGGAGATGATCGAACGCGACCTGCTGGCCCTGAAACCATTCGTGACGGTGGGCCACCTGCAAATCCTCGGCGGAGAACCGCTGCTGCATAAAGAGATTGTGGGAATCCTGCGGCTGGTGAAACGAATCCGAATCGACGTTTGCACGACCGTAATTACCAACGGCAACCTGCTGCCGCGCATGACCGAAGATTTCTGGCGCGAACTGGAGTATTTGCAGATCAGTATTTACCCGACGCTCGACCCGAAGATCCCTTGGCTGGCGGAGTGCAAGAGCCGGGAGTATGGGTTTGGGTTGGGCACGACCGTCTTCGACTCCTTTTACCGCGAGATCAAAGCGGTGCCGGACGACGGGGTAGAGTCGTTCAGGAATTGTGGGTGGCGTCACGACTGCTACACTGTGCATCGCGGCCACTTCTACCTGTGCTCGCAAAGCTGCTTCTTCCCCAAAGCCATCCAGGGACTGCCGCCAGAGATCGACGGCTTGCCCCTCGAAGGCTTGACCGAGGAGAAGCTGGGCAATTTCATGAACCGGACGGAGCCATTCAACGCCTGCCGGGTCTGCTGTGCGCCGCTGAAACAGCGCGTGCCCTGGCGGGAATCGAAGCGGCGGGAGTGGTCGAAGGATTCGGCGGACTGAATTTTATGGGACGTAAAAACGATTGGATCGAGATGTCGCTGGTATCGGCTTGCGCGCTCAGGTGTGATTATTGCGCGCAGTCGCTGTTAGCCAAGCGCTACAAGGAATCGGGCGGCGACAAACGGATGACGCTGGAGACGTTCACGGCCATCCTGGATCACATCCCCAAAGACATCGGGGTAGATTTCTCAGGGTATGCCGACTGCAACCTGCACCCAAACTTCATCGACTTCTTTACCCTGGCGGTCTCGCGTGGATTTACGGTCAGCGTCTATACGACCTTTGAAGGGATGAGTTGGGAGCACTACGGGCGCTTCAAGCAGATCCCATTCGAGATCCTGAGCATTCATCTGCCGGATGTGAACGAACTGATTCACCTGCGCTGGACCGAGGATTACAAGCGCATCCTGCACGCGCTCAACGACGATCCGCCCAAGTGCGTGCGGCAGGACCGGATGTGCGTGAAGGGGCCGCTGCACCCGGACGTGGCGTTTCTTGAGCCGGTGCGGATCATGCACATCCAGCCGCGGTCAGGGAATGTTCCGGAGAGCCTGAGCCGGCATGAGAGCTTCCACGCGGACCCGCTCAAATGCGGCCGGGGAAACAATCTACGCCAGAACGTGGCGTTGCCTGACGGGAGCGTGTACCTCTGCTGCTGCGATTACGGGATGGTGCATAACCTGGGCAACCTGACCCGGCAGACCTTCGACGAACTGGACGCAGAGCGAGCCAAGTTGATCGACCGGCAGAAGAAGCCGGATGAGAAACTGTTGTGTTCTACCTGCGAGTTTGCGGTGCCACTCTGACATGAGATTCATCAAACCTGAGCCGATAAAAATCAACTGGCCAAGGCTACGCGCCTTTCGGAAAACCACCCAAGCGACCCTAAACATGATCCGCCTGACCCAGGCTAAGCCGACCAAGAAACGGCTTCGTAGAATCCGCTACTGGCATCGGCAAATGCTGCACTGTGCGCGGCGGGAAGTTTAAAACTATGAGCGAGACTACCGACAAGAAACCGGAGAGCAACGAACAGTTGCTCAACCGCGCCTATCAACAAACCGAGCGGGCCTACGCGATCGTGAACAAGGCGACTTCGCGCCGGCAGTTCAAGGGGCCGGAGATTTGGGAGTTTCTGGGCTACCTGCGCGGAGCGACGGCGGCGGCGCAGGAGATGGAGAACCGGAGCCGGGGGAACGCGCCGGCTCAAGTTGGAGATTAACAGAAGCAAACGAAGGGAACGAAGATGGAACAATACCAACTACGGGTGGTGGCCGAGGAAATGGAACTGAGCGAGCGGCTGGAGCGGCTGCGGGCCTTCATCGAGGATGCGAAATTTCGCAACTTACCATTCGCGGAGCAGGAACGGATGGGCAAGCAGCTGCGCGCGATGGACACCTACCAGGAGGCACTGCGCGAGCGGATTGCGGCTTGGGGGGAGACAAAGTGAGGCGCGTTGCCGGCATCTTTCTGATCGCGCTGCCATTCGTCGTGATTGGCATCACCCTTTATCTACAAGGGGAACTCTGGGGCTTCGCTAAAATGATCCTGATCCTGGCGGCCTCCCTAGCACCGATCTTCCTTGGGATGAGCCTTCTGTGCGGAAAGGGCAAGGATTGAACTTAGGCAGCCTCTTGTACCTGCCCGGCTTGTCGGTCACGCCTGAGCGGACGGCGGCGTGCCTGGCCAACCTGGCAAGATGGAAGCACAAATACCCGATCTACATCTACAGCGAGCGGGAGTGGCATCCGAGCTTGTGGCGGATGATCGGCGGGATCGAGTTCAGCCAGTGCGAGAACCCGGAGGTGGTGCGGAGCGAGACAGTGCATCATGTGCCCAAGCTGGCCTACCTGATGGGAGTGCAGATCGCGGCTAATGCTGGACTGGAGTTGTTCCTGACGTTGGAGACGGATTCGAGGGTCTGGGGCGATAACTGGGATGAAGCGATCTTCGACGAGTTTTTGGCGCAGCAGGAGTCGGCCCAGACCGAGATGGTGCTGGGCGGGACCATGTTTGTGTGGCATCCATTCAACGACGGGTTGGATTATGCGCTGGAGTTCGGGACGTTTGTGGAAAAGTTTATCGCCCGGCGCGGGTCAGGCGTGGAAAACGGGGCTATCAAGGTGCCAAACATGTTCATTTATGGAGGCAGAGGGTCTTGTTCGACGCATCATGTGTGCGCCTACCCCAACGGAGCGGGGAGCGTGGCCCGGACCAGTTTCGTGCAGCGGGTGTTTGGTCCGCGCGCGATCAAGCTGGCAGCGCAGGAAGGGAGTGCGTGGGACGCCCACTTGGGCTATGGATTGTTTGAGAGCTACGGGCCGCAGGGCTACCGTCGGCTGGCGCCGCTCAATACGGTGTTTAGCGTATATGGTGATCTGTTAACGAGTGAAGGAATGCGGATCGGGTTGCTGACTTCAGGGCAGTGTCGGTTAGCACATCAGATCAAGAGCGACTGGAGTGGTGCCGGCTTGGAATTAAACCGCAGAGACGCAGGGGACGCAGAGAAGACATGAAACCGGAAGCACAGCGGATCGCGATTGCTGAAGCGCAGGGGAAGAAGCCTGTCTTAATGAACGCAGGTCTGCGAGCGACTTGGATGGAACTGACAAATGAGGATTTAGGCGAATGGTGCGAGATTCCCAATTACCCGAACGACAAGAACGTGATGCTGGAAACGACCTGGAGCCTGCGCAGCAAGCCGGAGACGGTAAAGCAGTTTATGAAAATCTTGCACTTGATCTTGCGGAAGGAGCGCGGTTTGTCTTATGTCGATTGGCATCTCTTAGACTACGCGCTGCTGCATGCCAGCGCCGCGCAGTTGGCCGAGGCGTATCTGAAAACGATTGGAAAGTGGGTGGAAGAATGAAAAAAATATTACTGTTGTGTGTCTTACTGACCCTCGCGGGCTGCTGCCTGCTGCCGAAGGACAAGCCGGTGCCGGTCGAGCAGATTGGTGACCCGGAGGCCAAAACCAGTGCGGCCGTCTGGACCGTTGCGGTTGGAGATCCAGCCTCGCCGATCTGGAGCAGGAGCAACTGCTTCCCGCCGGTTGAGCACGAACAAGGCTGCTGGCTGGTGCGCTGGCTGGAGAATGGGCAGACCAATGAGTTCCACGCATGGTCTGTGCCGGTTAGCTTTTGGCGAGTTTATACAAAGTGAGCGAGCCACTGCAAATCCATCCAATCCCCGGACCTTCACCAGAGGTAAAAACCGTCTTTGAAGCGATGGGGAAAATACTGGACGTGATGGAGAGGTTGCTGCTTCTGCCTGAGCCGCCAACCAACCCCGACGAACAATCCTTTGCGGAATGAAACCCAGGAAGAAAAAGAGCAGCAAACTTAACTTCAACCTGGCCAAGCACGACGAGGCGGTGCAGGGCCGGCGGGAGCTGGAGGACCGGGTGGCGGCGGGCGAGATCCTGCAAAAGCTGGGTCTGGCCTGGGAGCAGATGAAGCGCCGGCTGCTGCATAAGCGCAAGCCGACGGTCAACGACCTAAACAAGTTCGTGGCCGAGATGGAGACGACGGTGCGGCGCGAGTGCGTGGGCAAGAATTTGGACGGGTTTCGCCAGTTTGCTTTGACGCTGCTCCGGGAGAAGGCGGAGCTGCTGCGCTTGAGCGGCTTCAACCAGCACAATGTGTTTACCCCGGCCAGCGTGGTCGAGCCAGCGGCCTCGCCCGAACTTCCGAGCGCCTATCAGCCGGTGCAGGTGCGCTACACCTTCAACCGCTTCGAGGAGTTTGCCAGCCTGGAGCCAGTGCGCCGGGTGATGAAGAAGGACGGATTTGTCGGCTTCATCCTGGAGGAGAACCAGGTGATCGGGGTGTTCACCGACGGGCAGTATGTGCTGATGGGCAGCGTGGTGAACGGACTGGGGATGGAGAAAGTGCCAAGCAAGGAGCAGTATCTGGCGGCGCTCGGGAAGGGGAATATCACAGAAGGTAACAAAGGTAACGAAGGTGAGCGCGAAATTTGATCCGATGCCGCATCCAGAGGCGGAGATTCACCCCGCAATGGGACGGGCATTTCAGCGGTCAGAGCCTGAGCAGGACGCCACTCCCACCGAAGACATCGACCTTGAAGACCCCGAAGTGCAATGCTGGTGCGGGGCCAAAGGCAAGGCGTCGCAACTCTTTGACGGCAGCGGGCCCGGATGCCCCGACTGCGAGGGATGACGGCGCGCGACATTCAGGTGGCGCTGATTCGGGAACGCTATAGCCGCAACCTCTGCATGCCGAACTACACGCCCTCCGGCTGGTTTGAATGCGATGTGTTTGAGTTAACGCCCGCCGATTACTTCCACGAATACGAGATCAAGCTGACGGCCAGTGATTTCCGGGCCGAGAGCCGCAAGCGCAAGAGCTGGACGATCATCAACAATGAGTGGGTGCCGCATGGGCCAAAAAAACTGGACTTGCTCGACGGCCAGCATGTGAAGGGCCCGACGAAGTTCTATTACGTGTATCCATCCGGGATGCTGCCAGAGAGCGAGATCCCGGTCTGGGCGGGGATCGTGACCGTGACGGAAACGGAGTGGGGAATCAGAACAAATACGGCGAGAATTGCGCCACAACTGCACCGCAGCAAGGTGCTGCCAGAAGTGCGGCGGCACGCCCATGGCGTCTGCTATTGGCGGTTTATGAAGTTGTTCCTAAAAGACAAAAGTTGCTAAGGGCCACGGCTCTGTGTATTGGTTGCCGATATGGTAGCATACTTCAAGGCCGCGGCGCCGCGGCAAAAGCGATGGCTCTCCAACGGCAGCCACGTGCAGTTCTCACCCGTGACCACCGAACTGGGGGTGTTCAGCACCGACAACGAGTTTGTGATCAAGGAACTGAACCTGATGATCGCCGAGAGCCGGGGCGGAGTCTTCGCCATCGACGAGCGCGAATACGAGACGTTAAAAAAAAATCGGATTTCGGGCAGGCCCTGGCGGGAGGAACTGGGCAAGCGGGGGCTGGAAGTGAACCAAAGGCCGGTGCAACACCAGCCCAACCCGCAGGCAATGGCGGCGGCAACCGCCGCCGAGGCCGCACCTGCTGCGGCGGCTAATCCAGAGCCGGAGCGGCCGAGGGGGGCATCGCCGGTGCCGGAGGGGTTCAGGCCGACGGCGCGAAAGAAACCTGCTGCGTGATCAACCGCCGTTCATTTTTCAAGTCACTCGCCCGAACTGCGGCGATCATTGCGCTGGCACCACAGATCGCGTTCAGGGTGCCAAAGCTAACTTTTGAAGTTTTTCCCCAAGGTAAGTCACTGGTTTCTCAGGTTTTTGATTTTCAAGAATGGGTGGCTTTAAACTCAGCTATCGTGAAGGCCAGAGGTAAGGCGTTATATTCAGAGTGTCGCGGTAAAGTTCTGACGAGCCAATGATCTCCTACGGCGACTTCATTACCGGCATACGGCGCACAATGTGGCCGCATCCGGGCGAGGCGTCGTCGCTGGTGACGTCGCACTCCCAGATGTTTCTGGAGGCGATGATCGACCTGTGCAAGTGGATACCGTGTCTGCAAACCCACCATACGGACGTGCATCCGGCTTGCTCGACCTACGTGCAGTGCGGGTTGACGGTGTTTGCCGCGCCCTACGGGGAGATCGAACGGGTCTATACGCTTTCGAATGGCGACTGGTGCAACAAGGTTTCCTACCTGCCGGCCAACTACAACCGAGTGCAATGCTGGAGTGATCGACTGTTGAAATCCCCGGTCTTCACCTCGCCGGCCAACACAGGACTGCCGGCCTTGCAGCAGGGGTTGAAGTATGCGGAGAAATCGACCGACTCGGTTTATGGCCGATCGCGCAGCGGAATCTATGCGGTGCATCGGCGGCGGCTCTACATCGCCCCGTGGGTGCAGAGCAACGAAAGCGTGGTGGTCGAGTGGGAAGGGGTCAAGACCGACTGGCGGGCCGAGGACCTGCTGGACGAGACCTACTGGACGCCGGATGTGGGCAGTGCGATCAAATCTTACGTGCAGTGGCAGCACGCCAAGGATCACACCGAGACCGCGGCGCTGGAGGTGCGGACCCTGCGCCAGGATTATGAGGACGCGCGCGCCGACCTGATCTACTGGTGCCAGCAGCGCACGAAGGAAAACGAAGCGCAGGAGGCGGCCGCGATCTGCACCGAGCGCACCTGTGACGACGGCAACCTGCCGAGCCGCACCCAACTGGAGGCGGAGGCGGTGGGCGAGGAAGCGGGTCCGGAGATCTTTGCCGTGATCGGCGACTACGGGGCGGACAACGAAGCCGAGCAGGATGTGGCGGACCTGATCAAGGGCTGGGACCCCAGCTATATCGTGACCAACGGCGACAACTGGTATGACGGCACGGCGGCCGAGGACTTGGACGCGGCGGTGGGCAAATATTTCTCGGACTTTCTTTTTCCTTATACCGGCGACTTTGGGGCCGGGGCGGCCACGCAGCGGTTTTTTCCCGCGCTGGGAGCGAATGACTTTGACCCATCCGGCAAGCTGGCGCTGGTGCTGGCCTACTTCGCGCTCTCGGCCAACTACTACACCTTTACCCAAGGGGCGGTGCAGTTCTTTGTCTTGAACAGCGGATTCGACCTGAGCCAGGTGAATCAGGAAGCGGACGGCAACACCCTGGACTCGACGCAGGGCAACTGGCTGCAGGCGCAACTGGCCCTGAGTGTCGCGCCCTTCAAGATCGTGATCGTGCATCATCCGCCCTTCACCTCGGCGGCGACCTCGCTCTCGACTGACCCGCTGGCGGGCGACGGCACGCTGAGCTATCCGGACTTGCAATGGCCGTTTAAGGATTGGGGGGCGGACGTGGTGATCAGCGGGCGGGCCCATGTCTATGAGCGGCTGACCGGCAACGGCACCATCGGCGAGGACGGAATGATCTACATCGTGAACGGCCTGGGAGGGCAGCCTGCCGACGCGCCGGAGGAGCCGGGGACGTTTGCCGAGGAGCCGCTGGCGATCTCGGAGAAGCGCTACGCCGATGACTTCGGGGCCTTGCGCGGGACAATCGATTGCCAGACGTTGACGCTGGAGTTTTTTAATCGGGACGGGACGCTGATCGACAGCGTTAGCATCACCAAATGAACAACGACGCCGAAATGCCGGGAGCCTGGATCTGCCCCAAGTGCGGCTTTGTCTTGCAGAAGAACATCCTTCACACAGGCGACGGATCGATCTCGGCTGATACGAGCCCGCTCAATAACAAGTGTCCGAACGACGGGGTGCTGATGCGGCCCTTCACTTGGCGCGAGGCCAACGAAGAATTGTTCAACGAACTGGTCAAGGAACGAAGCCGCCTGAACTGGCTGGACCAGCATTGCTCATTTGTCGCCGATCATGAGTATTGTCTTGGGCCGTTCAAGGTGGGCCAACTTAGGGAGTTGGCTGATGCCGGCCTGGCCGAAGACGCAAAACGAACATGACAAAGGACGCAGAGGAATTTCAGCGGACGGTCGGGGCCATGGTCAAGGAGGCGGCCAGCCGATTGGGCGAGCATGTGGACTCGGTGCAGATCATGGTGACCAAGTACTCGCCGAGCGGCGAGGGTAACACCCTGACCTTCGAGCACGGCATCGGCAATTTCTGCGCCCGGTTTGGGCAGGCTGTGGAATGGGTCGAGGTGCAGCGCGAGTTTCAACGGGAATGGGCCAGGCGCAAACAAGTGGAGGGTGAATGAGCTTCGACGAGCTAACGACCGCCAACTGTCTGGTGCCGGGGCATAACCCGCCCTGCGATCTGGACGCCCATGGGGGAGGTCCGACGCCGCCCGTGCCTTGCTGCGAGGACCCGGAGTTCAGCGCCTCGAACCCGATCATCTGCCGGACGGATGACGAGCGCTGCGCGGAGGCGGCGTTTGCCCAGGCGAATCCATTGCTCTGCCCAAACTCGGCGAGGTTGATCCTGAAGCCGAGTGTGCTGATCCGCGACCCGTTGCAGCAGGTGACATACAAAGCGGTGCTGCTCAACAAGGGCAAGGAAGTGGCGTTGACCAACGTGCATTTCTCAACCCTGAACGGGGCGGTGGCCAGCATCGGGGGCCTGAGCGGCAACCTGACGACAGTGGCGGCGGGGACGACCCAGGTAATGGCGCAATGGGCGGGCTTGTCGGCCTTTGGCACCGTGCAGGTGCTGGCCACGGGCGGGTGCGCCACGCACAAGACCAATTTCGTGATCCTGATCGACAACTCGAAGTCCATGAGCGGGGCTTTCAGCGCCATGTATGCGACCAAGCTGCATTATGCGAAGGCCATCGCCATCGCCCTGATCGAGTCGATAGACCTGACCAAGGACCGCGCCGCGATCTATTCGTTCAATACCGGGGCCAGCCTGGATCAGGGGTTGTCGCAGACCGAGGCGACGCTGACGACCGCGATCTCCAGCATCAGCCCAACCGAGGGCGTGACCAACCTGAAGGCGGCGCTGGATGCGGCGGCGCTGTATCTCGATGGCCAGAATGGATCGGGCGAGACGCCGGTGATCGTGCTGATCTCAGATGGCGAGAACAAGGTGGGGGGAAACCCGTTGGCGTCGGCAGCCGGGTTCCAATCTTCGGGCGTGATCCTCGCGGTCGGAGTGCGGGCTTACGGAGCCAACTTTACCCTACTGGACAAGATCGCGACCGGCGGTTTCTTCGCCAACGCCTACGAGACGGACGAGGGCGACGTGATCGATTGGCTGGTCGGGATGAAAGGCTACCTGTGCAGCGGCCAGTGCGACGTGCTGCCGGATAATGAGGCAATCCCAGTCAACTACTGCGTGCCCTACGCCCAGTTGAACTACACCGGGTTTGTGAACTGGGATGTGGAAGAGGGCGTGGTGGACTTGTGCGGGAGCGGCGGAAAGCCGCTGTTCGATTTCCTGCCTGGACACGGGTTGTATGTCGATCTGGCGGGGAGCAGCCCCACCTGGAAGGGGCACCTGACGAGCAAGGTTGAATACGATTTTACGACGGCCCTGCCCTACACCATCAGCCTGAAGCTGGCGGGCAATCAGCGCGAGGATTCGGGGGCGTTTACGGTGCGGGTCAGGATCGGCACGCTGGTCGATCAGGTGATCACGATCGACAACTGGTTGCAGCCATTCACGGCATACGAATTTGACTTTACGCCAAGCGGCGATCAATCGGCCAAGATCGAGATCATCCTTGAAACCCAGCCGGCCGGCGGCAACCCCAGCTACGGGATCTGGCTGGATGAAGTGCTGCTGACCCAGGGCGTGACCGAGATGCTGAACGACGATTTCGACGACGAGCACCTGACCTGCTTCAACGTCTGCGGCACCGACGAGTGCGATGCGACCAACGATCAGGGTCCCTACCCGGTGGAACTGGAGATCGTGGATTGGGAGGACGACTATTTTGATCTCTCGGACTGCACGGGCACATTGGAGGATGGGACTGAGTTCTGCACGGCGGGCGATCCGTGGGACGGATTGCTGCCCCAGACTGAGGAGTTTGCCTGGAACATTGACGCCACTGGCGGCGGGATCGGCTCTGGCGTGGCCGGGAGTCTGGGCGGGGGCAAAGCCATCCACTTCATCGGCATCTCGTTTACCGAAGACCCGCCGGATCGGTGGCTGCTGGAAGTCTCGATGGATGTCTGTGTGAGTGAAGGCGGTGGCCCGGACTCGTCGCTGATCGTCTGGGCGGGTGAGAAATGCGGGGACAGCCCGATTGGGGTCTATACCCGGACGGGCGGCTGTTGCCTGCGCGAGACGGTGACGATCAGCATTCCGGGCGCCGACCCGTGCCAGCCGGATCATAACAGCAGCGGCTGTTTGGACAGCACGCCGGTGCCGGCACAGATCCCGGATGCCTCGCCCCTGACCGATATTGAGGCTTGCGTTGTGAACTGAACGGAGTATTTGAAGCTATGCGAGTCAATCTGCCGAACACACCGGGGTTCAACAATAACGATGCGACGCTGCTGGCGACCATTGTGGCGGCGCCGACCGACAAGGTGATTCTGATTACCGCTCGCGGCACGTTTCTATGCACTGTCTCGCAACTGGTTTCTTCGGCGGGGACGACGGTGTTCCCGACGGGGGTCGGGTCGCCGGAAGGAGCGGTCACGGCCGATGTGGGCACGCCCTATATCGACACCGACGCCGATGCGCTCTGGTACAAGAAGACCGGGAGCGGGAATACCGGATGGCAGCAGTTGCTCGCGTAAGAATTTATGAAGACACTTTTGGGAATCATCGGAATCATCTGCGGGTTGCTGCTTGGGGCCTCGCTCTTTGGGGCGGCCCCATTGCAGCGCAATTACTGGACGACCAACGCGGTGCCGGTCGGCGAGCTGCGGACCAACCCGGCCTCGACGTTGACGGCGGTCTCCTGCTCATTCGACACCAACGGTCCAAGGTACTGGTTCTGGACGAACATGGTGACGAACGTGACGGTGAACCTGACCAACACCTGGAGCGCGACTCGGACCAACCGGACGCTGGACTTCTTCTTTACCGGCGCGACCAACAACGGACCGAACTACACCGTGACCTTCCAGACGCTGAACCCCGCCGGGGTCGTTTATCGCTGGGGGATATTTTCTCTCACCAACGGCGCGACCAGTTTCAGCGTGACCAACAATGGAGGGGCTGGGGCGAGCCTTACGCTTTGGAACACGAATCTGGTTGAGGGGTATTTTTCGCCGACGCACTAAGGATTTTTGAGTTTTGAATTTGGATTTGCGATTTTGGAAAGGAGCGGCTGCTTGCGCAGCCTTTCTGGCTTTTGCCCTGATCGCTAGCGCGGATCGGCGCGGGCAACTTTCGCAGCAACGACCGGCATCGGGTTGGGTGGACCCGTCGGGATCGAACACGCTCTATGCGTGGTGGGTGTCGAGCGACTTTGCGGTGAACCTGTCGGTCAACAACACCAACCCGTGGATCGACCGGGTGCAGGGGCGGCTGCTCAGAAATGGTAACAGCACCACCAGCGCAACCAATGCCGCCCTTGGCATTTACACAGCAGACGCCAGTGGTGGCCTTACCAACGCCCCAACAGCCCAAGGCTCCAATTCAACTTACTGCATTATCTTTCGTCCGTTAAATCTCTCCAGTGGAGACAACACATTCAACACCTGCCTAAGCGGCCCTTACTCTTTAGGTGACGGAACACAAGGCAGCACTCCCGGCTCCTTTGCAATCAGAAGATCGACGCGCGTTATTTACTGGGGGACTTTCAACATTAGCGGCCAAGCCATCTCGTCGCCTTTGGCAAACGACACCACTTACGATTTAATTAGCGTTCAGACCAACAGCACCATGGTAGTTTATACCAATGGCACCCAATCTGCGTCCATAACAGCGATGCCGCCATTAACGGGTTGGCCCTGGTTTTGGGTGGGACATGATACAGACAGTGCGGCCAACCATTTTGACGGTTATATTAAGGAAGTGCTGATCTGGAGCAACAGTTTCTCGTCGGTGCAGTTGTCGAATGTTCATTTTTACGCTACCAACCAATACTCCTTTGCTCCCTAAGCTGGCGCATGTGTCGGTCGATGCGCTGATCTCCTGCTACTGGTTTTGGCTTTACCTGTGCTTCGTTGCAGTCTCGACTTGAGAAATCTTCCGATTCTCAAGTCTCGACTTGACAAACTTGCCGAGTTGCGGTGTGCTCCCCGCAATGGCTGAACCGCATATCTCAGGTGATCCGAATTTCTCCTCCTGCGCGAACTGCGAAATCCCCGCATGGCAGTCACACCCTGAAGTCTGCATCGCCGAAGCGCCGCTGGATATTGGCGGGCAGGTGCTGCATTTGATCTTCGACCCGGAGAGCAATGACTGGAACGTCTGGCTGGACACGGAGGTGATGGCGATGGACGGGCTGGTGATTGGCGGCGGCGCAACGCGGGCCGAGGCGATTGCGGACGCCAAGGCGGTGCTGACCGAGGCGCTGCGGCGGGTGGAGCATTTGCTATGAGCACGCTAATGGCGATCAGCCTCTGGGAGCCGTGGGCGAGCGCGATGCGCCTGGACTTGAAGCGGAACGAGACGCGCCACTGGGGGACAGGCTACCATGGCGACCTGGCCATCTGCTCGGCAAAACGCAAGATGGGGGACCTGGAATGGGAGATCGCCCGACGCTGGTTGCCCTCGGATTTTGTGCCACAATACGGGTTGTGCCTTTGCGTGGTGGAGATTTACGACTGCCAGTACAGCGACGACATGGACCTGGACCAGATCGGCGAACAGGAATTGGCTTTGGGCGACTACGGCCCAGGGCGGCGGGTGTGGATGACGCGCCGATGCCGACCGCTGATCCAACCCGCGCCGATCCGCGGCCAGCAAGGGATGTGGCAACTGGACTTTGCGAACACGGAGGCGATCAATCAAAGATTGTGAGCGCCTCCGGCCATCGGCATCGCTGCCCGAAGTGCGGGAAGGATCGGGCCTTCAGCTACCGCTGGGACGCCTACTACTGCGAGAAGTGCAAGGTCTGGCTGGAGGAGAAGTGCGCGGACGCGCTGTGCATCTTCTGCGCGGACCGGCCAGCGGAGCCGCCCAGGACCGAGCACTGCAACAGCACGCGGAGTAAACTTTCTTGACCCAATCGGCAGAATGGCGGACAAGGACTAAAAGCAAATGTTTACGCGCTTTACCCTGGCCGACCTGGCGGCGACGATTGTGCAGCCGGACGACGACCTCTGCACCGCGATCAAGAAGGTGATGCAGGCGCAGCGGCTGTGGTACCAATACCAGCGCTACAAGTTCAACGACGACGGATCGATCTCGGACTCTTTTTGTCAGGAGATAAAAAATTGCTTTGCAACTCTGGAGGCGGGAACCTAACGCATTTATGGCAAACAAAACACTAACCCCCGAAGTCGCGGCTGTCCTGAGTCGCGCAACGATCACCGGCAACAAACTCGTCGTGCCGAATAATCCTGACGGCTCTCGGCTCGACCGCTCCCTCTACCAAAAGGTCAATGATGCGCTTGTGGCCGCTGGTGGAAAATGGAACACCAAAGAGCAAGGTCATATATTCAACAGTGATCCGCGCCCAAAACTAGAACTGATGCTGGAAACAGGAGTGGCCGTGGATGAGGCTGGAACCAAGAAAAAGAAACTCCAAGCCTTCTACACCCCAAAGCCGCTCGCGGATGAACTCGTCCAACTGGCAAACGTCAAAGGCCAATTCGTGCTCGAACCATCGGCAGGACGAGGTGCATTGGTGGAAGCCTGCGCTCGCGCTGGTGCGCGTGGTGTGGTCTGTGTAGAACTCGACCAGGAATCCGCCGCACAACTCAAAGCGGACGGACTGACAAATGTAACCTGCGCCGATTTCCTGACACTCAAGCCAAATCGCAAATACAGCCGCATTGTGATGAATCCGCCGTTCACTCGCGGACAAGACATCAAGCATGTGGAACACGCCCTGAAATGGCTCGCGACCGACGGTGTTCTTGTGTCAGTGATGCTCGCAGACGGCGACCGTCCAAAACTCAAGGAAGTGCTGAACGGCCACGAATGGAATCTCCGGGATGTGCCAGTCGGTGCCTTTAAGGAATCCGGCACAAACATCGCAACTGCAATCCTGACCGTGCGAGCGCGTGGATAGGCTAACGTATGAGCAGTCCCGAAACAACCCAACTGCACGCGACCGTGCCCTCAGCGACGGGTTCTCCGACGGCTGAAGAACTCGCAGCACTGAAGGCCGAAAATGCGCAACTGAAAGACATCATGCGCAAGTGCAACCGGGACGGGCACCGGCTGAAGGATTTCATCATCGCGTGCAATGGGCCGGGCGAGATGATTCGCTTCCAAGAGGCGGCGACCAATAACAAGGGCGTCGATATTTTCTTGAGCTACCTCGACAGCTTGTGGCGCGAACTCGATAAGGCCAAGTCGGAGGCTAACAAATGAGCTCACCTGTTACACCATCGCAACTGCTCGCTACTGTCGCGTCGGGCACAGGGGACGTATGCCAAAGGTTCGCGGCGCTGCTGAAGTTCGGGCAGCTCGCGCATGATGAATTTGCCTACGAGCGCAATGAGCAGGGGGACATCACGCCAGAATTTTGCAGCGACATTTTGGCGTGTGCCGGCATCTCCGGTGTCACGCCCCCGGGCGGCGGCACGGGCGGCACATTAGCGGCCCCGGTGATCTCGGCCTCGGACGGCACCTTTGGCGACCGGGTGCGGATCACCTGGAATGCGGTGAGCGGCGCGACTCAGTATTTTGTCTATCGGGCGACGGCCGACAACCCGGCGCTGGCGACGCAGATCGCGACCAGCGTCTCGATGCAGTATGACGACACGACCGGGACGATTGACACCACCTACTACTACTGGGTGAAGGCATCCAACGGCACCACGACCTCGGCGCTGTCCAACTCTGACCCAGGCTATTACTCGACGCCACTGGGTGCCGTGAGCGACCTGGAATGCAGCCGCGGGGCGGCCACGACGCTGAACCCGCAACGGGTGATCTACATGCAATGGACGGAAGTGCCGACCGCGACGGTGTATGACATCTATCGGCATACGGCGGACGATTTCCCGAACGCGACCAAGATCAAGGACGGGTTGGCCCCAGGCGACAACACCAGCTACAGCGGGGCGAGCCCGAACGGGTTGACCGACAACGTGACCGACCTGACCTACTACGACACGCCGCCCGACCCGTTCCTCGAGTACTTTTACTGGGTGATTGGGCGCAAGCTGAATCCGAACGCAGCCGGGTTGGTCAGCAACACGGGCTCCGGCTGGGCGGTGGGCTTCGGCGAGGGCAACACGCCGGATGCGGCGGTCCACATCACGGACGTGGCGGAGCATACGGTGCCGGCGTCGATGACGCGCGCCTGGATCTACATGATCGGCGGAGCAGCGGGCGGGGCCGGGGCGGGCGTGAACTTTGGCGGGGGCGGCAGCGGGGCCGGGGCGGTGCTGTGGGGCGAACTGGCGGTGGCGGCTGGCGGCAAGTTCCAGTTTGTGGCGACTGGCTCGGCGGAGAGTACGGCGGCGGCGGAGACCGATGGGGCCGATGGGCGCCTTTGGGAATTGAAATACAAACCACCGGCGGGCAGCTACGCGACGGTGATGACATCCTCGGCGGCGACCGGCGGCAACTACAACGCCGCTGGCGGCGGCACGGGCGGGACTGGGGCGGTGGCGACCAACGACGGCGTGATCAGCAACGGGGCCGAGCACGACGGCAACGACGGGTTGCCGGGTCAGGGGGCCAAGGGCGGGCGCAGCGGGAAGATCTGGGGGTATGTCAGGACACCGGCGGCGCATTCGTTGCCGGGCTTTCCATTGCCTGGCTTCAGCGGCGACGGCAACGGCGCGGGCGGGAGCGTGGCGGTCGGCAACCCGTCATTTTTGGCCTACGCGACGGGCGGCAAGGGGCAGACGGCGCAGGCGAGTATTTCGTTTTCCATCGCCTGATTTTTTACAGAAGGCAACGAAGGTAACAAAGAAATGCAGACTATAGTTATTTATCACCGAAGCGACTTCGACGGCATCTTTTGCAGGGAGGTCGCCCGCAAGTTTCTACCGCAGGCTGAATTGATCGGATGGGAGTACGGCGACCCGGTGCCGTCGGTGCCGGAGGAAGCGCAACTCTACATCCTCGATCTGAGCGTGGAGGGCCTGATGCAGCACCCGAACCTGATCTGGATCGACCATCACAAGAGCGCCATCGACAAGTACCCATCGACGATCAAGGGCTACCGGATCGATGGCGTGGCGGCCTGCCGGCTGGCCTGGCAATGGTTCGCGAAGAAGAAAAACGCTTATCCCTGGACAGCTATAATTGACTGGCCAGAGAAGCAGCATTTTGTCCGCAGGGAAGTTGAGGAACCAATAGCCGTGCGCCTCGCCGGTGAGTACGACATCTGGGACAGGAGAAATCCCGACGCTGAACTGTTTCAGCACGGACTGCGTAGCCAGGATCTTGAACCGCTCTGGGAAATTCTTTTGTCTGGCCCATTCTCGGAGGACGCAGACGGCAAAGTTGGGTTGGACGAAATCACGGTCGATGCGCTGCTCGAAGCTGGACGCGCGCTCCAATACGCCAAGACCAAGGAGAACGAATCGATCATCAAGGCCCAGAGTTTCCGCATGCAATGGGAGGGGTTGCGCTTCCTCTGCTGCAACCATGCGCGCTTCAACTCATTTTTGTTTACGGCGGGACTGACACCCGACGACGACGCCTGCCTGGGCTTCTGCTGGGATGGCCGAAAATGGAAAGTCTCGCTCTACCACGCGACGGGCAAGGAGCACATTGATCTATCAGTGATCGCGGTCAAGCATGGGGGTGGAGGCCACCGCGGCGCTTGCGGGTTCGCCTGCGATACGCTGCCCTTCCCATTGAAGACTCCATCCGACCCCGCTTGAGGTAGTGTGATCGAAATCAAAAAATCTGAAACCGCCGATACCCGGACCTGTGACTTCGCCAACACGTCCAAGGAAACATTGCTGGCATCCAGCCGGCAGCATATCGGCGACGTGGTGAAGGCCCTCGCTTTCTTCTCTGCCAAGATCACGGAGGCCGCGGGCGAACATGACTATGACAAGCTGACCGCCATCGACTGGTTTCATTCGGACTTCGTGACTGGATTCAAAAAGACTGGATGGTGGGATAATCATCGGAAGATCCACCGGCACCACCTCGACAAGGCCGATGGGGTGCCGGATAACGTGAACCTGCTCGATGTTATCGAACACATCGCCGATTGCGTGATGGCCGGAATGGCGCGGAGCGGGAACGTCTATGAATTGAAGCTGTCGGATGAACTACTCCAACGCGCCTTTCGGAACACAGCCGAACTGCTCAAGGCGCAGGTAAGGGTGCAGGAATGACCACCAGCGCCACCCAAAAGCCGGCGCCGCACCCGTTCTACGGCGATGCCTACGAGCGGGGCAAAGATCCCTGGCACAAGGAGGCGTTCCCGGATGGGTTCAAGGACGCCGCGCCCAATCAGGGTGATCGGCGCGAGGGCTGGTTTCTACTCGACGGCTTCGGAAACGCCATCGGCTTCGTGCCCGATGGGACGGAACTGCCAACCCCAACCTGAGATGATTTTGGAAGCGACCACGAAGAATATTGAGTGGCTGGTTGAACGCCTCTACGAAGTCAGGCGCTACATGCAGGCTGAAGGCATTGAGAATCCAACCTTTGTGCTGCTCACGAAAGGCGAGGAGGACCGGCACAGGATTGAACGGATCTTTTTTTTGTATTTCCAATCCCGCTATGGAATCCCATCCTTTGAGTGCATTCAAGTGGCTGAAACCAGCCGGTCGCACAGCCGGTACGAACTGCCAAACATAGGCGCGTCGATCATCTTAATGGACATCTGAATCATGAGAAGACACTGGTCTTATCTGCAATATGTCCTTCGGCACAAATGGTTTGTATTCCTCGCCGGCCTTAAAACTGGCGCGCCACTGTGGCGGTTGATCATCCACGACTGGAGTAAGTTCCTGCCCTGCGAATGGGGGCCATACGTGCGGAGCTTCTATAACCGGGATGGCAGCAAGCGCGATTGGAAGACGCGCGACCCTTGGGACAAGGTGGAGTTTGACTGGGCGTGGAACCACCACCAGAAATCGAACGATCACCATTGGCAGTACTGGTTACTGACCAACGACTCGGACGATCCAAAGCACCGCCCACTGATGATGCCGGAGGAATGCGTGCGCGAGATGGTGGCCGACTGGATGGGGGCGGGGCGGGCCATTACCGGCAAGTGGGATGCGCTCAACTGGTACGGACAGAATCAAGGGAAGATACTGCTGCATGAACTGACGCGCAGCCAAGTGCGCGAGATCCTCGAACGCGCCATGGAGAAAATGGTTCTCGACAAGCGGGGCAAAAACTAATGGCCGCGCGAGTCCCATACAAGCCGATCACCATCCGCCCGATCGATGGCTTGCTCGATACTCGTCTGACCCCGGACGAGATCCCGATTGGCGGGTACCGCTACGTCGAAAGCTGGGAATGCCTGGCACGGGGCAAGCTCTGCCGGATGAGCGGCTGGCGGCGATTGCTGGACGAGGAGTTCAATAACAACGCGGATCTGCACGATCAGTTGCTGACGATCACCGAGCGGGAAGTGCGGCAGCCGATCATCTTTCTCTTTACGCATCCGATGCCGCTGGGGACGAACAAGTTTTATGCCGCGAGCGCCAATGTGCTGTATGCCCTCAACAACGGGACGGGCAACTGGAAAGTGATCGGCGACGAGTTCAGTCCCGCCCAGAGCGCCTCCTGCCCAGAGGTGAGATGGAGCGCGGCGGGCTTTGGCGACGTGGTGGTATTCAGCAACGGGATCGACCCGGTAGTTTATCAGGTGGTCGATCAGCCGGCGCTGGGCGACACCGACCAGAGCGTGCAGACGATCAGCGACCTGGAACTGTTGAACATCACGCGGGTCGGGTTTGTAAAGCAGTTCGCCGGCCTCACCATTTACTTCAACGTCGTGCAGGATGCGGTGCGGCACAGTTACCGGGCCATCTGGAGCGATTATCAAAATCCGCTGAGCGTGAAGCCCAAAGCCAGCGCCAGTGTCGCGGGCTACAAGGACCTGGACTTTGGCGAAGTGATATTGGCGGCGGAAGAACTGGGCAACTCGCTGGTCGTCTATACCAACAAAGCGATCTGGCAGGCGGATCTGGGGGGCGACGCCGGGTTGATCTGGAGCAAGCGCTATTCACCCAAGGATGTCGGCGACCGCTGCTTGGTCTATCCGCGCACATTGGTCTCGACCGGATCGGAGCATTACTTCTTTGCCCGCGACGGCATTTACCTCTTCTCGCAGTATGTGGCCAAGCCGCAGCGCATCGAGTGGATTCACAACGCGAGCGCCATTGTCTTCGAGGACCTGGACAGCAGCCGGTGCGTGGTGCATCACGGGGCCCATGAGGTGGACAAGAAACAAATCTGGTGGAGCTGGGCCAAGACGGGCGAGGCGTGTCCGACCCAGAGCTTTGTGATCAACACCGAGTATTCCTTTGCCTCGCTGGTGCCGAAAGGGTTTAGCGCCTTCGGGTTGTTTGGATTTATCCGGCAAAGGATTCTGCGCGATTTCTTGATCGAGAAGTGCATCTGCGACGCCGCCGGGTTGGAGGAGAACGGGCTGGGCTTCGTGCATGAAGGCGGCTTCTGCGCGGCCCCCGCCGACTGCACCGGCTGCGACGCGGACACTGAGAGCGACTGCGAGGCCCCGACCTCGATCTACACCAACGAGACGGTGGACCTCGACGGTGTGGAGGTCGAGGACCTGAACTTTGGTGGCGGCAACACCCCGGATGCACAGTCGCTCTGCACGGCGTTGGCGGGGTTGACCGTGCAGGACCTCTGCCAGGTGGAAGCGGTCGCGGCCGAGTGCAAGGACGCGGATTTGTTTATCGGGGCCAGCACCGAAGATTTTTGTTTGAAGGAGATGGACAGCGAGGTGCGCTACCGGGAACGGTGCAGCGACATGGCGGGCTGCGGGACCTACATCAAGGACGGGTATCTGAGCATCCTGCGGAGCGGTCCGCTCGACTTGGGCTTGCCGGAGCAGGAGAAGCGCATCAGCCGCTTCGGGGTGGAGATACATCCGGAGGAGCAGAGCGTGCCCAGCCAACTGGAACTGAAGGTGGGAAGCGCGGTGCAGGCGATTGACCCGAACAAGTTCGACGAGAACGGGCGCTGCGTGATCATGTACCGGGAGGAAGTGCCGCGCAGCCTGGAATGTTTATCAACCAAGACGGCGGTCGAGCACGCCGAGGCTGGGACGCGCCCGGACGAGGACGTGGCCTGGACGCTGGATATGATCGGGCGCTATTTCTATTTTGAACTGACGGTCAGCAACCCGAACGTGAGTCCACCGAATACGGGCGGGGCGGTCTGTTTGTCGCGGATCAGTTTCCGGGCCGGGGCGGCGGCGATGCTGAAGATGTAGATTTCGTTTGCGATTCGGCAGAGTTGCGGACATTGTGCCTTTATGAATGCAAAGAGCACACCCCAAATTGTAAGACGAGTCGGACATTTCAGACCGCCGATCCCGCAACCGATACCTGAGTTAAGGCCAAGCCCGCCCAGCCTGGTGCCGCAGAACATGGCCCAAACCATCCTGGTGCTGGAGAAGACGATCTACGAGGCCAAGCGCAAGTACGTGACCGGATCAGGCGACCCGCTGGTGGATCTTGCCAAGCTGATCGAGACGGCGACCGCAGAATGCAACCGCTGTCCGGCAGCTAGCCAGGCAGTTAAATGAGCGAGCACTACGAAGAGCGGCATCGGCAGGAGCAACAAGAGCAGCAGGAGCAGGAAATGCAGGTGCGGCCCATCCCGCCGCACCATCACAAGCCGCATCCACAGCACCAGCAACATCTGCGGCGCCCGCTGGAGATCGACAAGCACCAGTCGCCCCACACGCTTTACCGGAGGTTCGCGCGGCCAGATTGCCTCAAGGACCCGCTCTACGTGGTTACCAGCGTGTTTAACCCGATCCGTTACCGCTCGCGCTGGAAGCTCTACGAAGATTTCTGCAAGATGTGCGCGGAGACCGGCGCCATCCTCTACACAGTGGAAGTCGCTTTCGGGGACCGGGCCTTTTGCTGCACGGACGAGAACAATCCGTTCCACCTGCAACTGCGCACCTGGCACGAGATCTGGTTCAAGGAAGCGGCGCTGAACCTGGCGGTGCAATGTTTGCCACACGATTGGAAATACGTAGCCTGGGTCGATGCCGACACACACTTCGCGCGCTACGACTGGGCGGACGAAACCCGGCATCTGTTGCAACACTACCCGATCATCCAGATGTGGAGCCAGATGCACGACCTGGACTCGAACTTCCAACTGGTGGGGAGCACGCGCAGCTTTGGCGATGTTTGGATGTCGGGCGAGAAACCGCCGCCGGGTTGGAACCGCGAGGACTGCAAGTATTACTATCCGCACCGCGGCTACCCTGGGGCCCCGGGCCTGGCCTGGGCGATGCGGCGCGAGGCATGGGAGCAACTGGGCGGCTTGATCGACTACTGCATTCTGGGCGCGGGCGACTGGTACATGGCCCACGCCTTGACCGGCCAGATCGAACGCGTGCTGGCGCCGGGGCAGCATCCGCGATTGAAAGAGAAGTTGCGGCAATACCAGCACCACGCGGAGCGCAGCCTGTGGCAGGAGCGCCCGATCTGCGGCAACCTTGGCGTGATGAAAGGGTTAGCGCTGCATTACTGGCACGGGCCGAAGCTGAACCGGCGCTACCGATCGCGGGAGCAGATTCTGTACGGGAACAACTACAACCCCGACATCGACCTGAAGCGCGACTGGCAGGGGCTGCTCCAACTGACCTCGCGGTCGGCGGAGTTGCGCCGGCAGGTGCAGCGATACTTTGCGGAGCGATTGGAGGATGCCTGATGCAGCCGTTCCAACAGCGGGTGATCGAGGAGAAGAAAGAACTGGATCAAAAGATTGATCGGCTGGTGGCGTTCACGAAGGGACTGACCGCGCAATCGGATCGGGTGGATGGAGTGAGCGTGTGCTCGATCTTCCATCGGCTGCCCCCGGATGAACAACTGAGGCTGGCGCGGCAGTTGGATGCGATGCAGAATTACTCCGGCATACTGGCCGAGCGCATCGCGCATTTTTGTGTAATATGAAAAAAGGAACAAAAGTAAGCTGGCTGGCCGCAGGCGCTACGGTGCGCGGCCACGGAGTAACCATCTCGGACGAAGAGAACGGCCATGTGATGGTCGCGGTTGATAGCGGGGTGTTTGAATACATCCCATTGGCCTACCATGTGGTGATCCACTGCACCGTCACCTGGCTAACCGTCGAAGCATGACCGCCGCACAGTTAGCAGACTTCAGGCGCCGCACCGGCGGCAGCATCGCGCCCGCGGTGCCGGTCAAGGAACTGCCCAAGTTTGCCGAGATGCTGGAAGTGTTCGCCACCAGCGACGAGCGCAAGTCGGCGTTAAAGAAGCTGGACGGGAAGAGCGAGGAGTGGCGCAAGGCGCTGGGCTTCAGCATTACGTGAGGCGAGCGAGGCGAGTGAAGCGAGCGAAGCGCAAAGCCAAGCCCATTGTGGATCGGCACTTGGGGGTGTTCCTAATGGGCCACCTCAACGTCGATCTCTACGCCAACACCCAGATGCAGGGAGGCGAGTTTTATTTCTGGCCCGACGAGAAGTCGCTGCCGTGCATCCGGGTCGGATTGGATGGAAGCTGGCCAGACACCATAAGCTGGCTGCTGCATGAGGCGCTGGAGTTTGCCCTGTGCCACCGGCAACTGCGCTTTGCGCGCACCGCAAAGCTCAATGGTGATCACGCGGATTTCCTGTTTGTGTTCGACCACTGCGAATATGGAAACGTGTGTTCGATGGTGGGAAGATTTCTCGTCGATGCGCTGCCTGCGTGGACCAAGGCGTACCGGGAGTGGAAACGAAAGGGCTAGAGTTTAATCACCCACGTTCGCTTGCACTTGTGGCACTCCCACACCGTCCCGGACATCACGACACCATGGAATTTTCCGTGCCTGCGCTTGCACCAGTTTGCCTTGAAGTTGTATAGCCACTTTTTCATGCGGCAAGCTTCTCAAGTTTTGAAGCAGTAGGCAAAACTTGCCTAGTCCGGGGGAATAGCGTAATAGACGCCTTGAGATGGCAACGTACGCATCAGCCTTGTCGCCCCGTTACTACGGCGGGCAGCAGGTGAACCCGATGGGCTACGGCTCGAACATCGCCGACAATCAACTGATCGACTGGCAGCAGCAGCTCCAGAAATTCCCAAGAATCTACGGCACGGGTTGGGGCTATGGACCAGCGCCGGTGCCGACCGGAACGGCCAAGAGCGTGATGGCGGGCGCCTCGCCCTGGGGCGGATTTAACTTCGGAGCGGTCGCACCCTCGACGGCAACGGGCTCGACGAGTGGCCTGCCGCTGCTCACGACCTCGAAGTCTCCGGCGGGCAATGCGGCGCTGGAAGCGACGCTCGCGCGGGTGAGCAGCCTGTCGAACGACCCGAACCAGCCAGTGTTCACCACCATCAAGGACCCGGCGCAGGCGGCGCGGATCGCTGCCACCGGCGGACAGTTCGACACCGCGACCGGCCAGGGGCGCGAACGGCTGGCGGATTTCACGGCCAACTTTTTCAACGCCGCGCCGGAGGCCAAGCGTTACACCGATCAGGAGACGGGCGCGATCGGCGAATACTACGGTCCAGCCAGCGACCCCAACTCGGTCACGGCGTCATTGAACCGATTGCTCAACCAGCGCCGGCAAGCGGTGGCGGGCAGCCTGCAGCGGGCGCTGAACCAATCGGTGCGGCGCGGCAACATCAATCGATTGGGATTGGGCGGCGACTCGTCTTACAACAACCAGCAGTTTATGGACACGGCCGCCGGCATCATGTCGGGCGAGGCCGCGACCGAGGCGGAGTTGAACCGCAACAATTACCTGGCGGTGAAGGACGCGCAGGCGCGATTGGCCGGCCAGCGGAGCGGGCTGTTGCAGAATTATCTGACGCGGGATCTGATCCCGATAGAGGCTAACCAGCGCTTCCTGAGCAGCACGGTAGGGAACCTCGGTGCGCTCGGCAACGTGACGAACGCCAACAACCTTTACCAGACGCCCGAACAGTTGCAGAGCGCGAGGCTGGGGCTGCTCGGCCAGTACGGGGCGGACCTGAATGCGCTCAACATCTTCGGCGTAGGCGGGAATTTCCCAAGCCCGGCAGCGAACTGGGGGAATCCGAATCGGGGCTTGGGACCAATCGACTACAGCGGCTTCGGCGGCGGCCTGACGCTTGATGCGAGGACCGGCCAGGTGGTGGGTGGCGGCGGAGGAGGCACAAGCCAGACCCGCGGGATGTTGCCCGCCCAGTACGCCAATGCCGACCCGGTGACGCGGGCGGCGGCCATGCAGTATTATCAAGCGAGCGGGGTGTGGCCAAACCAGGACGTGAACTACTCGCCCGAATTGTGGAACTGGGCGCGAGGACAAGTCGCGGGCATGCCGAGGCCGAACACCGGCACGACCGGCAACGTGGGATTGTACGGGTTGGATTACGCCAGCCAAGTGGTGAACGGCGGAGGTGGAGGAAACCTGCCCGGCAATTACGGCCTGTACGGCACCGACTACGGGCCGCCGATGGTGAATGGCGCGCCGCTTGGCTACGGGCTTTACGGCACTGATTACGGCCCGAATGTGTGGCCAACAGCGGGCGGCGCACGCGGGGCGATGATTGACGCGCGACGCGCCGGGGGGCTGAGCGATGCGGATCTGGCCTACTTGTTCGGGGGTGGCTAACACTCTTTATGAAAAACTGGATTGCCAAAGCCACGCGCAACAAGGGCGGCTTGCACCGCTTTTTGATCGCAGCGCTCGCGCTCGCGCTCTGCCTGCCGGTCTTGGCGGATCGGCGCGGTCAACTGATGCAGCAGCGGCCAGGGAGTGCGGCGGCAACCGCCATTCACTACTGGAAATTCGACGAGTCAGCCAGTCCATGGGCAGATTCGGTCGCGGCCACGGCCATGACTTCGGGCGACGCCGTGCTCTCAGCGACCGGGATACTCAATCTTGGAGTACGCTTCGCGAGTGTCGGAGCGACCCCAATCACGATCAATTCGGACAATGCCGCAAACATCGTGATCGGCGGAGCCGGACTCACCTTCACCGCTTGGGTAAAGTTTGCCAGTTTTGGCACCAGCGCTGGGGCGCAAATCTTTTCCTTCACCGGCTCCTCACCGCTGAAACGATTCAGGGTGGTGGTCGATGACACTGGCACGCCAAATTTCTACATCGGGTTATCATTGCAATACACACCGACCGCGACATTTGCTCTCAACCAGTGGACGCTGGTGCGCATCCAGTACGACAACTCGACCAAGAAATTCGGCTTTCAAAGGTCGGATGCCATGAACGGGATCGGCTCGCTGGAGGAGAGCGCGGTAGTCTCAGACTTGGCAGGGAGCACCAGCGGCTTCATCCAGTTGAGCAGTGACGGGGGGCCGGCGGCCTCAAATGATTATATTGAGGACGAGTGCGGGTTATGGAACCGGCTCTTGAGTTCGGGCGAGCACAGCACGCTCTATGGCGGCGGCTCGCCGCCATCGTACCCCAACGTGCCTTAACCTATGGCCTACGTGTTTGGCAACGACTACGGCAACCTCTACGGCAACCTTCTGGGCACGCAGCAGGCCGATGCCTCGAACTGGTTTCGGATGTCGGACCTGGGCCGGGCGCAGGAGGGCGATCAGTTCAACCGCATGCTGGCGGTCAGCAATCTGGCCAATCAGGAAGCGGAGCGCGCGCGAGCCGCGCAGCAGTGGAATTTCCAGCGGCAGAACGCAGTGGCGGAGATGGCGCTACGGCAGGCGGCGGAGCGGCGGGCCGAGCAGGAGATGGGCCTGCGCGCCAAAGAGAGCGACTGGCGGATGCGGCAGCCGAATCCGACCGAGGAACGCGGGGCGGAGATGCTGTTTAAGAGTGCGCTGGAGGCCGCCGACACCGGGGAACTGACGCCGGAAGTGACGAAGACCCTGCCGGAGAGTCACCGGGAATTTCTCAACCTGCACAACGAACGGGCGCGCAAAGCGATCTCCGGACAGAAAAGCGATCTCGATGCGGCGGCGGATTTGTTGAACGAGATCACTTCGCTCGAGTACCAGATCAAGCAGAGCAAGGAGGATATGCCGGGCTACATCAGCACCCGCCAACCCTTCGGCTTGCTGCCCGGACCCAAGCCGGGCGAGGGCCGCTACGCCCAGCGCGAGCGCATGATGGACGTGGATTTGCCGGAGTGGCAGAGCCGGCTGGAACAGTTGCAGAAGGCGGCAGCGTCAATCAGGCCCGAGACGCGGGCGCACCTGCGGATCAATGAGCGCGGCTGGTGGGAACCCAATTTCAGGCTGCCGTGGGCTACGGGGCCAAGTGGTGCGATGCCGCCAACAGGATCACCAACTGCCGGACCAATCGCCGCAAGAGCGCCAGTGCTGGAGAACGACCCGCTTGGGTTGGGGATCAGACGATAGGGCGAGCGCGGCAGAGGATTGCACTCTGCATGATGGTTGCTCTTTTCACCTGGAGGGTGGATGTCCATTTTTGCCGCCTCAAATGAGGAAGCAAAAATGGACAAGGTAGGCAAAACTTGCCTAGCAGGCGGGCGTGGCGTACAAGGCCAGCAATGCCGGGCAACAGCGTGATCAATGCGGTGCGGGAGAAATACCCGCAGTACGCGGACGTGGAGGACGATGAACTGACGCGGGCCATCGGGCAGAAGTATCCGCAATACCTGGACGTGGAGGATTTCGCGAAGGACTTCAAGCGGGTATCGGGCGCTCTCACTCAACCATCAAGCGAAACCACTTCGGCAGGCGGCGCGATGCTGCGCACGGCGGTCAAGGGCGCGGTGCCGGCAGCGGCTTTCGGCACGGGCTTTGGCGCGGTCTATCCCTGGGCGACGGGTGCGCTCGCCCCTGTAACAGGGCCGCTGGCGCCGATCCTCGGAGCCATCCCGGCGGCGATTGCGGGGAGCGTGGCGGCGCGAGCAGCGGGCGCGGTGCAGGGAGCAGTGGCCGAGACGGTCGCGCCAGAGACAACCAAACGATTTGAGGAACTGGAGCGGGCGGATGTCGAGCAGCATCCAGGCGCGGTCTTTGCCGGGGAGCTGGCCAGCGGCCTGCCCTCGATGCGATTGGCACCGGGAACGGTCGCGCGCGGGATTGGGTTGTTGCCGCGGCTGGCCCGGGGGGCGGCGACAGCGGCAGAGAAGCAAGCGGTCGGCGAGGCCGCCGGTCGCGTAGTGGGTGGCGCGGTGTTTGGAGCAGCCACGCCGTTGCTCGAAGGACGGCTGCCGACCTGGCATGATGTGCTGAGCGGGGCGGCGTTTACGAGCATCTACGGGGAGCCGAGGTGGCATGCGCCGGGGGCGCGGGCGGGAGCACGCTACGCACAACGTGGGAAGCTCGGCTACTTGTCACGGCAGGCGATCAAGGAAGGCGTCGCCGAGCCGATTGAAGGTGGAGAGAGGACAGAGCCTGAACCGCCGGAGACGGAGGAAGGCGGAGCGGGAGTGACGCAGCCGCCCCCTGGACCAGGACCGAAGACACCGCCGCCTGTGCAGGTGCCGGAACCGGAGACAGTCGAAGCGCGCACTGCCACAACCGAGCAACTGAACCGGGCGCGAAAGCTGGGCTACCGCATCCTGGCCAATCGCGGCGTGGCCCCCGATGTGGCGAATTTATTTGTCGAACGCTACGTGCAGCAGAACCAGCCGGCGGAAGTGGGCGAGAAGTTCCGAAGCGACCTCAATGCGGCCTTTGACGAGAGCGGTTTGCTCTCGGAGCGCGAGGCCAACCAGTACTCGAACGAAGCGCGGCTGCGGGCGGCGGAAGGGGTGGGCAGCGAATCGGAGATCCAGCAGGCCATAGAAAAGCACGCCCAACGGGCGCAGGAGATCGCGGCCAACAACCGAAAGATTTTAGCAAACGAAGGTCTGATCGAGAAAGGAAAAACCAGTGAAGGAGAAAAGCAAAAAGCAGGTGCGCTACCTGTTGTCGAGCGGCAGCCCGCTCAAGCCCAGCCAGAAGCAGAAGCTCAAGCGGGAACTGCACAGCGGCCAGGTGCGGGTGAAGAAAAGCAAGCTCAGCCGGTATTAAAACCGGAGTGGGCGACCGACTACCAGCCTGAGCAGTGGCGGGTGACGGTGCAGCGGGATGCGGCCACGCCGGAGGGCGGGACCATCCCGACCGGCTACGTGCAGATGGATCGGGTGATCGACGGCCAGAACACGCACTCGACCAACCCGGAGGCGATGCGGCAGGCGGGCTTGGAGGTGCCGACGACCGCCGAGTTGAAGACGCTGCCGCAGGGACAATACACGCTCGCGGAGGCGGTTAAGAAATTGGGCGAGAAAGCGGCTCCAGTTAAACCGACGACGATTAACCAAACTGCACCTGGGGCCGAGAATCTTAACCAGCCAGCAGGAGGCCAACAGAAAGTTGAGCCTATCACTGAAAGGGTAACACCGCCATTAACGCAGCCAGCCAAAGAGACAACGGCTGTCCCTGCAAAAGCTCCGGTGGCCAAAGCCCAAGCTGAAGTCTCGAAAGTTGCCAAGACGGAAGGCGTGCGGAGCGCGAAGGAGATCAAGACTGAACTGATTTCCAAAATCGAAGCAGCGCATAAGAATGCTCCGCTTCTCGCGGATTGGCGCAAGGGGATGCCTAGCCATATCACAATCGAAATTCCGGGTGATGGCACTTTCAAAGTCTTGAACAGCAAAGAGGCGATTGGCGAAGTGCTCGCGAATGCCAAACGTATCGCAACAAATCCAAACGTAAAAAGGACAGTCAAATCTTCTCAGGCTGTGGGCGATATTGCAGTTCAAGCTGAATCCGCAGCCAAGGCGTACGGCAGTCCCGAAGAAGCATACCGATCAGCTATCCGCCAACGAGACGCACTGCAATCTCAAGAACCACCTGCCGAAGCCGCAGAACGCGAGGCGTGGAACAAGCAAATTGAATCTGCTGATTTTCTGGCCATGGAACTCTACGGCAGCACCAAGGCTGGCAAACTGGAAACACAAGCCGAAGCCGCAAGAGATCGCGTCGCAACGTATAAAATTGGTGCCCAAGGATTTGAAAAGGAGATCGCCCGCCTCGAAGCGATTAAGAAAAAAAATCCAGCGAACAAAGAGAGGCTGAAGGACCTGAAAGAGCGTTATGCTGAGAACCGAGCTTTCATAGAAACGAACGAACGCAACGCCGCGAAATGGGAACAGGAAGCCGCAAAGGAAAAGGCTGCGCTTGAACAACCCGCCGCCAAGCCCTCGGAAGCGGTGCCGGAGAAGGGATTGGACGAACAGATCGAGGCCCAGAAAGCCAAGCTGAAAGACAGCGCCTCCGGCTTCTACAAGATGGGGATCACGCCCCAGATGAACCTGCAATTTTACCGGGACCTGTACGACCTGGCGGTGCTCTACGTGAAGAAGGGAGTGAAGACCGTCGAGGACTTCGCGCGGGAGACTGGCTTCAAGGTGAGCGCCACGTTGCGCAAGGCGTGGGAGGATGCGAGTGCCGGGCGCGCCCCAGAAGCTGAAGCGGAGAAGGTGCCGACGCCAGAGGCCTCCGAGTTCAGGGCTGACACCGACGGCGCTGTTACAAGGGTGATGGGCAGCGAGGACAATGTGCTCGGTCGCCCCAAAGCCTCTCCCGCAGCCGATGCGGCGGCCTTGGGCCATCTGCATCAGGCGATTGACCAGAGCGGTTTGCGCGTGGTGACCACCCCCAACCGCAGCCTGGGCGGGGTGGAATTTGTGCCCGACGGCTTCAACTACGACGCCGAGGGGCAACGGCTGATCGCCCACTTGGAAGCGGAGTTGGCCCTGGCCGGCGGTGCCGACCGTTCGCCCTACCATTTGGCGGCGCTGATCAACTCGATACGCCTCAACCATGAGCGCGGCAACCTGAATGACATCTTCTCCGAGCCAGTGCGGGACCGCCTCTATCAACTAACGCAAAGCGAAGCCAGCCACTACGGCTTGATGCTGCACAGCCTGCAACGGTTCGGACAAGGGATTGAGCGCATCGCCCGCGACGTGCGCGTGTATCTCAAGCGCGAGTGGCGCAAGGAATTTGGCGGCCAGAATTTTGATGCGATCTTCCGCCGTGTGATGGAGCGGCTGACGCGCGACCTGCCCGACGCGGCGGCGACGACGCTGCGCGATCACCCTGACGTGCAGGAGTTTGTGGAGCGCGTGATCGAAGCCAACGCCCGCGACCTGGGCGGGCGGGTGTACCGGCGCTTCCAGCAGTTGATGAAACCCAAGAGCGCCAAGCGATTGGGCACTCTGCTGGCCGATACCCGTGCCCGCGAGGCGGTACAAAAGCTGGTCGAGGACGCCAAGCGGCAAGGGATGACACCAAGGAAAGTGCCGGGCAAGACCAAGCTCGAACCTTGGGAGGAACTGCTTTACCTGGCCAACCCGGAGAACGCCAGCCGGGTGCAGGACCTGATCGAGGATGCGGTGCGGCAGGGCGAACGCAACGCCGCCCGCGCCATGGCCGAGCGGCGGCTGAGCCCCGAGGAACTGGACCTGTACGACCAGCGCACGCGCGACCCGCGCGTGGTGGGGCCCGACCCGGTGCCGGAGGAGATTGCCGGCGGATTGGAAACCCCGGAGTTCAAGCACTGGCAGGTGGTGCGCGATCATTTCCTGGGTTACGACCCGACGACCCTGCGCCTGGCCCGGCAGGTGTTGAGCAAGGATTTCCGCGGCACGCGCTTCGACCCGGCCAGGACGCGGCCAGCCGATACCCGCATCGACCTGGCGAAGCTGGCCCGCTCGCCTGAAGCGGAGGTGCAGCGCGTGCTGGACGGCTACCTGGCGGACGTGGAGGCCAGCGTGGATCTCTCTGGCGCGACGCCCGAAACCACCCAACGCATCCGGCAGATGATGGCCGAGCAACTGGCCGAGCAACTGGCGGCGCGGCGCAAGGAGTTCCTCGACAACTTCTTTGACCCCAAAGCGATCCCCAGAGTGAGCGCCTCGGACCGATTGAAGCGCATCCTCAACGCCGGGGTGGAACGCGACGAACGTTTCCGCTCCGAGCGCGTGCGCCGGCTGGTGCAGAGCCTGGCGAGCATTCCAGCCGAGGAATTCGAGGCGCAGGCGGTGCGGCCGCGCGCGGAAAAGAACGGGTGGGTGCAGGACAAGCTGATCGAAGTGTCCAACCGCGAGGGATGGGACGCGCTGGACCCGGCCACGCGGGATTACTTCGAGGCGGTGACGTTTACCAAGCTGGCCGAGGGTCTGGCCAATGCCGAAGAACGCATCACGCGCCGCTTCCTGGGCGGCAAAGACGTGAGCCACGCGCCCAAGCCCGCCCGGACTGAGGCGGAAAAGCTGGCTGACATTGAGCGGCGACGGGATGAGGCAGCGGGGCGGCTGCGCGGATTGATCCAGGCGGGCGGGTTCGACACCGCGCTGGTCAATGAGATCGCCCGCAAGTCGGCGGTGAATAAGTTGTTGCCGACGATGAAGGACCTGATCGGGCAAGTGCTCGAAACGCCCATCTACCGGCAGTCTGACCTGCGCACGCGCTTTGTGGAGCGGCTGGTGAATAACATGGGGATAGATCCGGCGCAGGCTGAGAAAGCCTGGGCGGTGTTCGATAAAGCTTTTGCCTCAAAATTTGCCGAGGCGCGAAGCCGGGCGGCCAGGAGCGCCCTCGCCGCCATGACGCCAGCGGAGAAAAAGAGCGTGCCGCGGCCCATGTACGAAAAGCTGGAACGGCTGGTCAATGCCGGCGTGCTGGACAGCGGCGAGATGCTGCGCGCTCTGGCGCGGGAGCGCGGATGGGTCGAGCCGACCGACGCCGAGATCGAGCGCATGCGGGCGCTGGCTGAGCGCGAGCAGCAGTTGCGGGAGATCCCGCCGACCGAGCGCGTCGAGATGGAGGCCGCCAACGCCTCGCCCGAAGATTTCGCCAAGCGGCAAGGCGAAGTGATGGCCGAAACGCAGTTGGCTCGCGACTCGATCATCCGCGAGTTGACCCGGCTCTGGTCGAAGTTCTCCAATCCGATCCAACTACCCAAGTTCAGCGGGATCGACACATGGAAAGGCGCCTGGACGCAGCGGCGCAACCTTTACCGGGCGCTGCACGAGTACGTAACGTTATCGCTGATCACCAAGATCGGGTTCCCGATCCGCATCTTCGAACATCTGACCACGCAACTGGTCGGCCACGCGCTGATCCGCCCGCTGGCGCGCGTGCAGCAGCTTTGGAAGATCGACCGGGCGCAGGGCAACGCCCATGCGGTGCTGCCGGATCTGGTCGATGCGTACGCCGATACCTTCAAAGCATGGGCGGCGGCGATGCGGCCGGCGGTGGCGGCGATGCGCGCCGAACTGCGCGGGCGCGGCGAGGCCCGCAATGTGGACCGGCTGATGACGGGCATCCAAGGACTGGAACGGACGGCGGCCTATGCGCGGGAACACATGGGGATGGCCCGCGAACTGATGAAGGCCGGCGACCTGGCCAAGGCCAGCGTGGAGTATGCCAAGGGATTTACGGCGCATCTGTTCGCCTTCCCGCGCCTGATGGGGTGGGTGATCTCCGCCGCCGATCAGTGGCAGGGCGTGCCGGCGGAATATCAGGACCTCCTGCACCGGATCGAACTGTCGGCGCGCGAGAACGGGGTGAGTCGGGCGGAGAGCGCGGCCTGGCGCGAGGGGGTATTCAAGGACCTGAAGGCCCGGTGGATCGAGGCCATGAGCGACACCAGACGCGACTGGGACGCACACGGGATCGAGGGCAACGAGAATCAACTGAGCGAGAGCGCGTGGAAGCTGGTGTTGCACCGGGCTTACGAGGACGCGCGCCGCATCGGGGCGCCGGTGGACGAGATCCGGGGCGACAATGAGGCCCTTCGAAGGTCGCTGGCCTGGCAGGAGGAAGTGCGGCGCGGGCCGGGCGCGGTCATGAGCGGCATCGTGAAGAAGATGCCCCTGACCTGGGGGGCGTTTGCCAACGCGATCGGGCACTCGATCAACTACGCTTTTATGTGGCTGCCGCCGCCGCTGCATAAGCTCGCGGAGTGGCATCCAAGGGGTGAGAAGGAGCCGCCCAGCGGATGGTTCCGGACTGACCTGGATCGCAGCCAGCGATTGATGCAAAGCCTGGTCGGGACCGCCATCGGCGGCTACCTGACTTACCTGATTTTCAACGGCAACCTGCGGGTGATCCCGCATTTCATCGCGAGCAAAGAGGAGCGGGATCGGCTGGAGAAGCAGGGACACAAGCCGGGCACGGTCGAAATCACGCTGCCGGACGGGCGGTTCATCCCGTTCTCGATGACGGTCGGGCCATTCCAGCCGATGGCACCCTACCTGGCCGGCGCGGGCGCCGCCTTCGACCTGGCGCAGAAGCGGATCGCCCAGCAAAAGAAGCTGAATGAGGACGCGGCCAAGGCGGGCTTGCCGGCTGGCCAGTTGCCGCCGCCGGAGCTGTCCGATTACATGCTGATTGCGGGCGCCGCCGCCTGGCAGACGATCATGGGCAGCAAGACCGCCGGGGGCTGGAGCCAGCAATTCCTCGAGCCGGGCCGGTTGGAGGCCAACTTCAAGCGCATGGCGGCGGGCTTCGTGCAGCCGTTCATCCCCGGTGCGCCGGCCTGGGGCGAAGTGGCGCGGATGGAGGGCGTGGCGCTCGATAAGCGGCTGGCGACGGTCTGGGACTATCTGGTGCCGCTGCCGACCTCGCAGGCCCGGGCCTTGAATGTCTTGGGCGACCCGGTAGGGACCCCCAACGCCGTGCAGCGGGTGCTGCAGGTGATCACCGGTGGGACTTACCCGGCGGTGGTGGACCCCGCGACGCAGGGCGACGACCATGCGGCCTATGCCGCACTGTTTGCGAGCGAGTGGCGCCCGCCGCTGATCGACCCCAAGAAAGGCTATAACGTTAACGGGGTTTTCAGGCCCTTGACCGATAACGAACTGGAGAAATACACGGAACAGCGCGGGAAGCTGCTAAAGGGGGCGTTAACCGGTTTGGGCGCCTCGGCGACGGCGGAGACGGTCAAGGCCGCTTATCAGGAAGCGCAGGCCGGGGCTTTGGCGAGCGTGGGGGCTGCGGGCAAGGCGACAACCGGTGCGACCGGTGCGAGCAGGCGAACCGGGCAGAGAAAGGCCCCATCCCGGAGACTGCCTCGATTGTCGAGGCTATCGACGAGAATGGGGCGTGGCGTGCGCAGGCTAAGCTACGGCAGGCTTTCAGGAGCCGGAGGCAGGTTGATCAACCCCCGCGGGCGTCTGGGGCGAAGCCAGAGGGCTTTGGGGTGATTCGGGTATGTCCTGAATGTCGGTGATCTCGCCCATTCCTTGCTGCACCTGCCACCAAGCTTCTTGAATGATGTTGCGATCTTCTTCGGGAGTGACTTGGCTCAAGTCGCTCGTCGATACCTCGGCCTGAATCGAAATGGACCAAGTGACAGTAACGAGTCTTTTCACTTGGCACCCCCCGCCAGTAGCCAGAGGATCAACACCAGGACCGACCCGAAGACAAAGGCGTAGAGCCATTGCCGGCGCTTGTCGCGCAGGCGCTCGGATTCCCGGAAGTTATGCGCCCCCCAGGCGGTTTCGCAGTGGACGCAGCGGTATTGCCCGGTTTTGGTCGGCTCAAACTCCGCGTTGCAGTAGAGGCAGGTTTTCATGTGTCCACTTTTCCAGACAGATTTCATTTCGATTCTCCTTCCAGTATCTTGATCTCTTGTTTGATGGTGCGCGAGCGCAGCGACTCGCATACGAGCCGCTCGGCCACCTCGGCGGTCGAGTTGCCGTACAGGCCAAAGGGGATCATGCGATCCAGAAACTCCTTGACCCGCCGGGTGGTGGTGATCGTGATGCGAACGGTGTCCTTCATGCGGCACCTTTCTCGGCTTGGGCGATGGCCTCGGCTGAGTTTTTAACCTTCTCCAACACAGCGGACAGTTCACCGACCGGCAACTGATTAGCGACTGCGTTCAGATAGCCGTTTAAGTCGATAAGCGCCGCCAAGAGCGATTCATGGTTGTTGACGGCGCGCACAATGGCCGGAATGACATGGTTGTCGAGGGCAACCGCTCTATGCAGAGGCGGGGCTTTGCCGTCCTGCGCGTAGAGCACGCAGATGTTCAATTCAGGCAGGTCGTCTTTGTGCGCGGTTGGAATGCCCGTGACGTGCCATTCGCGGTTCCACCTTGGGGAGGGGGTAAGCTTGATCATGCTGCCCCCTTTGCCTTGGCTTGCTGCCCTTGACACTGATTGGCCGGGAGCTGCGGATCGAATGTCTCGCGGCATTGGTCGCACATACACTCCCCGCGGGGCAGGTCCCGATGTTCAATTTGATTCACTTCGATTTTCATAGTTTTACTGTTTTGTTAAAGCGTGCTCTCGACCGCGCGCCGCTTGGCATCCATGCCGACGTGTAGGTATCGCTGGAGCACCGAGAGCGAATGCCCGGTTATGCTCTGGACTACCGCGATCGAGTGGCCGGCCTCGATTAGGGACGTGACGCGCCGATGCCGCAAACAGTGAAAGCTCTTGCTCACCCCGGCCTTGTCCGCCTGGGTGCGGAACGACCGCGACAAGGCCGCCGGCCCGCCCCCGCATTCGTACACGTAGGCCATAGCCCTAAAGACGTACACTTGGTTCTCGGTCTCTCGGCTGCGGGCTTCAAGGGACACGGCCAGCGACTCCGATAGCGGCAGCTCCAGGACGAGCCCGCGCCGACGTGTCTTGCGCGGCGCCACCGTCAATACCCGGTGCGCGGCGTCCAGGGCTTCGACGGGCAAAAGTGCGACGTCGGCCAGGCGCAAGCCGGTTTCCCATCCGAGCCGGATTGCATCCGGCCAGTGTTCTTCCGCCGCCGGCCATTCATGCGCGAGCAACCTCTGATACTCCTCGACCGTGACCGCCTCGCGCTGCGCCGGCTGCTCGTAGAGGGTGCGGCAGGGCAGGACGACCGCCGTTCGCGGCAGGACCGCCATGCTCTGCCCCCAGGCGAAGAACGCCTTGAGCGTACGGCGCCGCATGATCAAGGTCGCGTGCCGGCACCCGGCAACCCGCCCGTCGTCAATCCACGCCTCGACCGCCAGGTCGAGCCGGGAGCGATTGCCCATCGCGGCCGCAAATGCCCGCAACAACTGGCGCCGCATGTGGGCAGTCGAGGCCGACCAATGCGCGTGATCCGAAACGTATTGCTCGATCAGGGGCAGGAGATTCACGGCGCAACCTCCGCCCTCGGTATCAGCCAAAGCGTAGGGCCAGCTACGGAGCTGACCGCGTAATCGGCGCAATGAAAATACTCGGCCCGCTCAAAGCGATCGGCGTAAACCAATCGCCCGCCGCCGGGCATGACTTCGACGTGATCGCCGTAATCGTCGGAGATCTCCGCCAGGGTGCGCTTGGGGTGCGTGCTCATAAGCCGTGCTCCGTTCCCATACCGAGCCGCTTGCACTCCTCATAAGCGGCGCGTGTCTTGTCTTGCTGCTTGCGCAACCCAAACGGATTGACGAATACGCTGCCCGCGTACCTGTCCTCTTCGCGCTCGGCAAACTCGTAAGCTTCCTTTGCTTTGCGTTGCGCCGGGGTGAGTCGAACCTTTGATTTCCATGCGCTCATTCAACCCCCCTTGATCCAAGGATTGCAACCGTCTCAGGACGCCATCCGCCGGTTTCCACGAACGCCGGCAGGAACGCCTCGTCTTTGTTCGCGTTCATCCAGTCGATAGCCTCACGCGCCGATTCCACGTTGCGCTTGGCCCAGCGAGTAGTGCCCGGACGTTTGCCCGGTGCGCGGTATTTGAGAATCAAGCCACTCATAGCGCGGCCTCCGTCACGTCTGCCTGTAGCAGATCCGCGATCTTCTCCTGACCCTCGGCCATGCCCGATACGTCCGTAATGGTGGGCGCCTCAAACCCCGCTGCGCACTCGACTACAGACCAAAAAATGTCTCGCATAAAGTTAAAAGTTTGCCCCCGCACACCCGCCGTTTGGCCAGCTACCAGACCGACCAAAACGGCAGGGGCGGAGGAGATTCACAGTTGATGTATAAACCATGCGGTAGCGCAAAGGGCACTGAATATGATTGCCAATGCGATTTCTAGCCAAGGGATGGGGGCTTGCCCGTCAGTTTTCATATCGGTATTTGGTAGCTGTTTGGTTTAAGTTAAGCGGACAGAACTTGGGTAGTCTCGCGAAACTACCGTCGCGCCGCTGTCCTCAGCGCGTCGCGGTCTCTCCCGCGCGTCTGTCCCCTCCTCTGTCACCGTCTCAGGAGCACCTTACCCAGCCCGGAGGCTCTCAGGTCGTCTCGGTCTGTCCCGTGACTGACGCGACATTACCACCATGCCGTTGCTTCGCACAAGATAAATCTACGCAGAATTGCGGAGACAGACAGAATCACCCGATAAACATTGAGAATCTTGAGCAAGAAATAAACACATGAGCCCACACGCGGAACACCCACTAATACCCGCCGTACGGGTCTGTCTCATACTCGCCTAGTATCCGCCCTGCCTCGCCGCCGGTAAGCAACTCCAATCGCAGCGCGTCCATCCTCTCCCGTGCCCGGCGCCGCCGCGCCCTGCCCGATGCTCGCCCACCAAGCACCCCCGCCCAGCGCCGGCCAGGCTTGCCCGCCCCTCCTCGGCCGCCAGCGCGCGCCACTCGCCGCCGCCGCTGCGCCTCAGTCTCGACCGGCGCCAGCGCAGCCGCAACCGGGCCAGCAACCGCAATCGATGCCTCGTCAGTCATCTCCGCAATCCTGCCGACTGCCGACCCGTAAGTCAAGCCGACCAAAGAGCCGACGAGCAAGGGCAAGTTATCGCCGTGGGTGAGTTGGGTGTATTCACCCAATTTTCGGAAATGTGGCGATTGGCCGTAAGTTGGCATGAAACTTCAGTTTTCCGCAAGGTTGCCGAGGCTCGCCGATGGTATTTTGCGTCAACCTGGCAGATTTGCGAAGTTGACGGCAACGGAAACATCTGCCCCAGATGTTACGTCAAGCACGCCAAATCAAGCACTTAGGTCGATTTTCGGCCATTCCTGGCGGCCGACGAACCTCGGCGGGGATAGCGGGGGCGATGGGTGGCATCGGCGGAAACGCGGGTATATCCCCCATCTGGACTCAGGCCTGAATTTTTTTGGGGTCATTTTGGGATGGGCGCTTTCGGCGGTCGAACATCTCCCCTGTACCCCTCTGCTTCTGCTTCTGTATGGGCTTATTGGTGCTGACACTGGCTGACGTAAGCACGGCTGCTGATTTTCGTGACGGTCAGCGGGTGAACAGAGCTTCCCCGGGGGCGATGCTATTTGGGTGCCTCTCTCACTGGCCTGCGGTTGGCGACCTGGGGTTGTGTTATCAGGTCGAAGTGAGCGTGAGGAGCCTCGGGTTGATGGAGGCCACTTTGCGGCATCAGGGCTGAAATCCTGTCGCGGCAAGCCCCGCTTTAGGTAGTGCGCGATCCATGCGCTGCGGGGAACGGTCGAGGGCGCGGTACTCTTGGCCCTCGCTTCCGGGGTGTTGTTTTGGGCTGGTACCCGACGGACCTGCTCGGCACCGTCTTTCGGAGGGCCTTAAAAAACTGTGGGCGACTCCGGGCCTAACCAGCGGGACTGCCTCCGGCCTTTTGCTTTTGCTTGGGCGGAGGATTATTCGCATCAGTCACATCGGTCACTGTAGAAATTGGGTTGAGGGCGCAGTCTTGGCAGAGGGCTCCGCCGGTGAAAAGCACAGCTTGGCCGGCGGGGATTGTTTCTCCGCACTCGGTGCAGGTGCGTTGCAGGCGTTCCTGATCTTTCTCGCGTTGACGAAGGCACCAGTCGCAGACGGGGACGGGTTGGTTTGGGACGTGGCCGAACTCAAGTTGGCCGGTGCCGGCGGGAACGGGTTGGTTGCAGATGGCGCATTGTTGACCTCGCGCGCTTTTGATCGCCCAGCGGATGGATCGCCAAAGGAGGAAGGGGCCGTAAAAGCCGGCGGGGAAGACAACGATGACGGCGATGGGGGCGTGGTCTTCGAGGTGGGCGATTAGGCCGACGAGGGCGGGGAAGGCCGCCAACAGCAGGAACATCAGGTATTCGCGGGCGAGGATGGTTTGTTGTTTCTGGGTCATGCGTTCAGATGAATGGATTATCCTCGTAACGGTTGGCTTGGGGACCGCCTGGGCCATAACGGCCGCGCAGGCCGGTTAAGAGGGTGGCGAGGCAGGCGACGGTGGTTACGGCCTGGACGCGCTGGGTTTGGCCGTCGGGCAGTTGGACGTGGAAAGAGATGACGGCGCCGGGTCGGCCTTTGACGGTGCAACTGTCTTTGGTGACGATCGTGATGTCGCTGGCCTGCTTGGCGACGGGCGGCTCGTCGGGAGCGCCGTGCACCAGGGCGTCGAATTCGGAGTCCAGACCTAGTTTAAGGGTGATGTTTTCCATGACGTCAGGCTGTTCCACGTGGAACAAAAGCGCCACCGGTCCCTGGTTTCAAAGCTGCCAGCAAGGAGTCAAACCTGAGCTGTAACAACATCAGCCGGGGACCAGTGAAAGTGAGTTTGGTTGCGGGCCGTGGTACCGCCCCACGCTCGGTGAGTTTATGAGGCTCACTCAGACCCTTGCCTGCCACCCGCAAATCGGGGCCGGTTAGATGTAAGCCAGTGGCGCCATTATCCGAGGCGTTTGCCCACCAGCCACTAAATCTCAGATGCACCGGCCAGCACCATGTCTCTTTTTTTAGGAAAGAAGTCTTTTGCGCGGGAAAGGAACTTTCGGGAGGTGTATCGGCCCGGCCCAGACGGGCCTCCGCGCAAAAGAAAACTGTATCCACAAACCGATACACGCCGCACAAATCGGCTAAAGGCGGCGGTTTGTCAAGCAACTAATTTTAGAGGGTGCCGTCGAGGGCAGCCCGCGGCTTCATGGTTTTGGCGATCCAGCGCGCCAGCGGGAAGGGTATTTTGGCGATCGTGGCCGAGGCGGCTTTGCGGGCGCTGGATTTGCTGGAGGTATCCGGTTCCTTCCATCCAAAAGCATTTGGGTGGTCGCGCTCGCCCCCGTTCTGGTCTCTCAGCTTTAACCCGCAATGCTGCGCGGCCAGCCGCGTGAAGTCCTGCCCGCGCTTGGTCTGGTCAGACCAGTTCATGCCTTGGGACTTGAAGCCGGTTTTTTCGCGATGCGCCGAAACGCTTGGCGGTCGGTCACTCCAGACCTTGCCCGGAGATGGGCCATGTTTGGTTGCTTCCCATGATGCTGTCCATTGGTGACCGCCATCGCTGGCAGCCTTGTTTCGGTCGCCCGCCTTGACGCCGTCCAATGAATGATTCGCCTGATAATTCTCTCGCGTCTGATCCCAGGAACCAGTCTTGGATTTTCGCCTTGGTTGCGTAATCGGCATCAGCGCCGGCACATCGCCCCAAAGGTAGTAGCTGCCGAAGTTCCAGCGCGCGCGGCCAACCCACTTCTGGGCGCCTCGCACGTTCTCGACGATCATCGGAATGTGGTGCCCAGCCGCTTCGGACGCCTCACGCTGAATGCGGAAACAGGCATCAAAAAGGGCAGTCAGCTTTTTCCGGTCGCGTTTGCCTGACTTGTAATCCGCTTCGAGGGCTTTGGCTTTGCTCCACGGCATGGCCATGTAGCTGTATTCCTGGCAGGGTGGCGAAGCGACAATCAGGGCGGCGTCTTTGAACTGCGAACCGTGAATGGTGAGCACGTCCTGGATTACCAGCTTGGCGGGGTATTTCTGATCGCCGTATTGGTGGGCTTCGATGTCGTAGCCGATCACATCCCAACCTTCCGCGAGCAGACCTTCCGCCCAGCCTCCGAGTCCGCAAAACAAATCGACAGCGATTGGCAGATCAGGCATGGCTGGAGGGCGTGCGCCGGTTAATAATAAGACTCACACTTGAGGGTGAATCCATCTAATCATCTATTTTGGTTTTGGTTTTGGTTTTGGTTTGAGACGACGCATACCCTATTCCAGCCACGCCCGAAAGTGGAACGGTGGAAAAGGATTGTCCCGCCCAAAGAGACTGAGGCACAAGGCGCTCCTGACTTCGGGACGGGACAACCCCGCTACCTACCGTAACCCGACGCGAGGCAGTGAACTGCAACTCGGCAAGTTTGTCAAGTTTGTTCTGGACGGGGTTGGAGCGATGGGGCAAATATTGCCGCATGACGACGAGCGATTCAAACGGGTTGGCGGTGTACGAGAAGGAGCGCTGCGTCCATTGCGGCGGCGGAGGCCTCCGGGTGGACGACAAGGCGACGGGCAAAAGGGCGCGGGAATGGCGTGAGGAACGCCAGCTCAGCCAGGAACAGGTGGCGCGCAGCATGGGGATCAGCGCCTCGTACTTGAGCGACCTGGAGCGGGGCAAACGCACCTGGGGGACGGAGTTGCTGGCGGCGGCCAAGGCGGCGCTCAAGGTTTAAGCAGTTGCAACAGTTGCTCGGTCTCAGCCGCGCTCAGGCTGAGTTTGTAGCCGACCACGCCGCCGATGTTGTTGGTGACTTCCTCCAATTTGTCCGTGACCAAAAGCTTGATCCGGCGCAATGCCCGAACGCAGTCCTCGCGCTTGTAGAGGGGGACTTGTTTGTAGGCGAGGATCGCCACCGCATCCCACACGGCAACGGATTCATTTGGGAGGTCGCACCAGGCTCGGTCGCGGTCGCTGCCCCAAATCTCCTTTGGCTGTTTTCGTTTTGTTGCCTGGCCGGCCTCGTAGAGTTTGATTGCCAGCGTGCGGACTTCATCGAGTTTTTGTTTCATAAAGGAAACTGTTTCAAGGCCCAAACCTCATCGGAGAGGCGCCCGCGCTGGCCGGGTTTGAAGGCGCTGTCTTGTTTAGTGAACACTGGAATTTGAGCGTTCTTGAACTGCAATGCCGCCCGCTGAATGGCCTCAACTCCACAATCGCGCCGCCCTTTGCCACTCTCACCGCCGATAATGGCCCAGTGCAATCCGCCGCGCTTTTCGTAGTCAATGTGATCTTGAGCCACGTAATGCATCGTGTATAGGTGCGGCCTGAAATCAATCTCCGACAGTAATGGCTCCACGCTGAGGAAACGAACTTTGGCCGGGATTTGAAGCAGCAGCGGGATGCGCTCGTCGGCTCGCTTCTGGTCTTCGACTGAGACGCCGACCCAGACGTTGGAGGGAGGTTCGATACCTCGCCAGTTATTAACCCAATGCTGATACTGGATGCCTTCTCCAACCATTGGCAGATGTAAGGCGGCTTGGTAGAGCCGGTCAGCGAAATTCTCGGGGCGCTTGGTCAGGAGCAACCAATCCAGGTTTGGCGTGTCGTAAATGAGCTTTAGGAAATCGACCAGGACAGCTATCGGCTCCAGCTTGTTCCCATCCTGATCGATAATTCCCGCCGGCATTTCATCCAGCCAGTCAATCATCGAGGGGAACCATCGCCCGCGAGTTCCCGCCTTTGCGTGGACGGCATTGATGCGGCGGGCATCGCCCCAAAAGCCCTTGCTTAAAACCCGGGTGGCTTTCTCGCCCCAAATCGGGCGCGTTTCCCAATCCTGGAAGCCCGCCGCCTTGTAGGCCCTGCGCACCAGCGGCCCCAACCGCGTGAGCATCAACAGCATTGCATAGCAGTTGCGGCAGCCTTCACTGATCATGGAGCAGATCAGCCACGGACCGCCCGTGTGGTTTGCCCATTCGATGTTAGTTTTTTCGCTCATATAGTTGGGCAGCTACGCCGCCGGCTGCCGGATGTCCTGGGCGTAGAGGGCGATGGCGAGGGCGCTCCACAGGTGGGAGGACACGCCGTATAGGGGGCCTTTCGACTTTATCCTGCCGATCGCGCGCTCTTTGCCGCCGAAGCGATCAACGATTGCGGCTCGGATGTTAGTGTCCTTGGCCCGCGAGTCGTGGCAGTGGTGCTGCTTGATGCGCAGGCGATAGACCTTTTCGTAGGAGCGCCCGCGCACGGCCCATGCTTCGATGAAGCGGCCGACCCAGAGGACGGTCTCAAAGACTTCGGCGCCAACAGCCATGCCGAACGACGCGACCATTTCGATGGCCAGGTGGTGCTCGGAGGGTTCGTGCCGCAGCTTGGTCAGGAGCTGCTCATTGTCGTCGATCGCCATTTGCAGGATGCGCGTGCCGTCCCAGATCAGCCAGGCGGATTGGGTGGGCCCTGGGTCGAGGGCGATGATGGAGGAGGAGTTCATGCGAGGGGCAGGCCGGGGGTGATGGTGCAGCGTTGCCGGATGAGCGGCAAGTAGGAGGCGTTTAGCTCGATGCCGATGCAGTGGCGACCGAGTTCGAGCGCCACCTGAGCGGTGGTGCCGCTGCCAAGAAATGGATCAAGGACAGTGCATGGCGCGACCGGATGATCCAGTAGCGGGATCGACGGTTCGTAAATCCAGCAGGGCATTTCCTTTGGCTGGCGATTCTTTCCAACGTTGGGGTGGGTCTCTTCGTTTTTGCCATCGTCGAATTTGCTACCGTTCCATGTGCTGGTATCGCTTTCCACCACCCGTTTGCCGCGGACGAATCGGCCATGGCACTCGCAGGTTGGCTGCCAGCCGGTGGTCTTCTTCTCGGTCATGCCGGCCAGGATGCGCTCCTTGACGGTCGAGGCCGGCTGGGCCAGGTGCGACTGGTAATCTTTTTGGTTCCGGCCGTGATACTCGCCGTTTTGATCGGCGCCGCTGGCCTTCTTCCAGTCTTCCAGCACTGGACCGTCTTCAACCACGCGCTCCCAGGGAGCGCCGCACTGGGCGCAGCAGCCTTTAGCGGACGTGCCGGCCAGGATGCAGGGCTTGATCAGTTCGGAGGGGAAGACCGCGAAGTGCGCTCCCTTAAAGGGCTCGGTGCCGACCAGCCAAACATCGCGCTTGTTGCGGGCGGCGACCGGCATTGAGAGCGCGGCGTCGAATGATTCGTTGTTTTTGACGCCGGTGCCGGGAGCCACGGTCTTGGGTCTGGTATTCCAGGAAGATGGATTGGGTTTGCCATCGTCGCCCTCAGGTGTGCGCTCGCGGGCCATGCGGCTGTTAGGGCCGTTGACCTTGGCCTTGCCTCCGCCATTCGCGCGGAAGGTGCCGATCTGCTGCTGCAGGTCCTGGCTGATGCGGGCGTGGCTGGAGAGGCTGATCGGCTCCAGGATAGCGACGTGATCGTAGAAGTAGGTGGCGCTTTTGCTGAGCAGAA